CGGCGGTGTCGAGCTCGGCGGCCAACTGCCGCGCGTCCCGCTCGTCGAGCTCCACGGCGGCCTCGTCGAGCTGCATGTTCGCCTCGAAGTCGTCGACCGCCTCGTCCCAGCCCTCGGCGGGCCGGTCCAGCGCCGCGGCGAGCAGGGTGAGCTCGGCGATGACGTGCTCGCGGTCCTCAGCGAACGCCTCGGCGATGGCACGCAGGTCCGCGTTCCGGATCCCGCGGGCCGTCAGGATGACGCGCATCCACGTCGGGTCGATCTCGGCGTTCAAGCCGGCGTCGTGGCTCATCGGGCGCTCCTCGGCGGGTTGTGCTTGTGGACGGGGTTGCCGCAGCCGCACGGGCACACGGCCTCGGTGCGGGCGTAGTCGACGCAAGCCGCCAGGTAGAGGGCGACGAACGTCATCGCGGTCAGGAAGCCGCTCACCGTCGCGCCTCCAGCGAACGGGCCACGAACTGCGCCGCAGCCATCGCGGAAACCGCCTGACTCGTCCGGTCGCTCGTCGACACCGACGCCTCGTACACCTGGTGGATCCGGCCCAGGGCCCGCACCCAGTGCTCGGCGACCATGCCGACCGGGACACCGTCGAGGGTGAGGAGCTGCCAGTACCGGCCCGCCTTGGTGGTGCCGGGGCGGATCATCAGCGGGTGGCCGGAGATCCGGGCCTCGGTCGGCGCGGTCACCTTGGAGAGGTCGAAGGCGTTCACGCCGCCACCTCCAGGACCGTCCGGAGGGCCAGCTGCCGGAGAACCGAGGCGACCTCGGCCGTCGTGCGGCCCTCGGCGTCGTTCCAGCGGGCGACGTGCTCGACGTACGCCACGTCGCCGGTCTGGTCGTCGGTCGGCGCGTCACCCGGCAGCAGCTCGGACAGGAGCCGGATCGCGGCACGCGCCGCCGGGCAGTCCTCCTCCGGGTTACCCGACGTCGCCAAGCGGATCGCGCCAGCGGCGCACACACGCCGGTACGCGAGGTTCCGAGGGACGTCACTGTCGGCAGGCGCGGCCTCGACGAAGCCGCCCTGGTTCAGGCCGTTGCGCTCGATGATGGCCGCGGCCCGGGTGATGATCGCGCCGGTGTTGATGCGGCGCCGCTCCGGGAGCGGGGGGTTGACGGTAGGCTGAATGTTCACGGCCTGCCTCCACTTCTGGGTTGGGGTGTGGGCCATCGGGTCGCCTCTGGGGTCCAGCCGGGGCGGCCCGCCCACGTTTGGTGGGTCAAGCGGCGTTCGAGAGCGGCCGCTTTCGGCCAGATCCGCAGAAGATCCGGCGCAAGGCCTCGATCTGCTCAGGGCTTGGCGGCGGGCTCTGCCGGGCGACCTCGTGGGCCATTGCGACGGCCTCCGGTCCGAGGATCGCGAGGCGTTCTGCCCTGTTCAGGCCGCCGTTCATGCCGCCTCGCAGACCAGCTCGTCAAGCGAGAGCCGGTAGGTGCGAGCCATCACGGCGGCGGAGCCGAGGGTCGGCTGGCGCTCCCCGCGGAGGATCCGGGAGAGGGCGCTCATCGAGAGCTGGGTGCGCTTGGCGATGGCGTAGCCGGTCGTGTCGCCGGCCTTGGCGGCTTCGGCGAGGAAGCGCTGGCTGTCGAACTTGTGCTTCGGCACGTGGTGTCACCTCCCTGTTTGTCAGGTGGGCTATTTGCCCGTTGACAAGAAGGTACTCCTTAACGTGCTGGCTGACAAGCAAGATGGGAGGTGAAGATTTGGCGAACGATCATTCGAACGCGTGTTCTTTCGGCCAGGCAGGATGGCGTGCACCTGTCTCAAAGTTGCTGACCTGCCTGTTTGTCATCTGACACATATAGGGCAGCGTGCTTGCTGGCAAGCTAACCTGCGGACATGGACCCCGTCAGGACCCCCACCGGCCTCCAGGCACTCGCCGCATACGTGGCCGACGCTGCCCGCGCTGCCGGCTATGACATCGACAGCCCCCGTGGCGGCGGCAAGACTGCACTGGCACGCGATGCCGGAGTCAGCCTCTCAACCGTCAGCCGACTGCTCTCCGCCGAGAGGGCCCCCAAGCCCGAAACCTACGAAGGCTTCGCCAAGGCGCTCCGAGTTCCCCTCCGAGAGTTCCTCGTTCGCGGTGGAATCATTTCGTCCGGATCCTTGCCCGGGCGGCCTGAAACCGCTGTACGATCACGACCCATCACCCCGCGTGAAGCAGCGGCAGAGCTGGGCATCACAGACCCCAGCGACCTCACCCTGTTCCTCGCCATGGTCGACCGCCTACGCCAGCCTCACGGCCAGACGGCCGACCCGTTCGGGGGAGATGCAGCAGCCGAGGCGTAGGGGTGAGCATGCAGACGACGAAGACGACGTTTTGGGCATCCGCGGCAGGCATCGCAGTAGGGACGGGCACGCTGGCGTGCACCGTCCCTACAGGCCACCTCGGTGGCGCCGTCGTCGGCGCCACGGCCATTGTCCTCTCGGCCATGGCTGCCTCCGTCCAAGTCGTCTTGACCCAGCTCACCAAAACCGCACATGAGCGGGCACAGCTCAACGACGAGCGACTGATCTATATAGCGGCGCAGGCTGGCATCGAGAACGAGCGCGCCAGAATCCGACAGGGCCTCGCGGACGGCGAGAAGGCCACTGCGCGACTCCTCGAAGCCGAGCGTGCCGCCATGTGGCGCCAGTTCGAGGAGGAGAAGTTCAAGGTGCAGAAGGACGCCGTCCGGGTGGGCATCCTCCTCGAGCGAAGCGGCGCCCTCGGCCTCGACGACGCCGCCCTCGAGAATGTCCTGCAGTTCCCCATCCGGGTGCCGGCCGTTCCCGGACAGCAGAACGGCACCAGCCTCAACTAGCCCCGAGGGCCGACCCTCACGGTCACCCTGCCCGGCAGGAGACGCGCTCGGCCGCCCTTGAACGGCGCCTTGTTCAGCCTGATCACCGTCACCGCCCGCAGCACCTCGCGCTTCTGCTCGAGTGTCAGCTCTGACCAGCGATCATCGGCATCAGGCTTACCCAGGAGCTCGCCAACAGCCGGCGGCAGCCCGATGCCGGACAGTGCCGCACGCGCCGCCTCGATCTTCGGCAGCAGCCCCTCCTCGACCGCGATAAGGGATAGCACCGACAGCTTCCCAGCCTTCGCCGCGGCGCGTGCGGTCCCCAGCTCGGTCGTCAGCCGCGCCTCCTCAGCCAACGCATCGGCAATGACCTGCTGAATCGGCTCATCGCTGAACGCCTCGGCGGCGGACGGGTCCTCGAGCCACTTGATAACGACCTCCTGCACGTAGGCCTCGAGGAGGTCCTTCGGGATCGTGACGCAGAACGACTCGTAGCACTGGTAGACGCGGCCGCTCTGCCGGTTCTTCCCCACCCGCAGCGGGCCGTTGCAGACGCCGCAGACCGCGATTCCGCTGAGGAGGTGCTGGACCGTTGTCGGCCGCATCTGCTGGCGCCCCGGGTCGTTGAGGATCTTCTGGGCGCTGTGCCAGGTGAGCTCGTCGACAAGGGGCTCCCACTGGGCCGGCCCCACGTCCTGCCCCTGGTAGACGCGGCGCCCGTTGTAGCCGGGATTCTTCAGCATTGCGTTGATCGTGACGCTGAGCCAGTCCCGGCCGGTCAGCGTCTTGATGCCGTCCGCGGTGAGTTCCTTCGCGATGCGGTAGGCCGAGTGCCCGGCCGTGAAGTCCCGGAAGACCCGGCGTACGACATCCGCGTGCTCCGGGTGGGGGACCTGGCCGATCAGGTCGCCGCTCATCGGGTCGTATTCCCGGGCGTACCCGTAGAGGATCCTGCCGTGCGGTCGGCCGCGGCCGGCATTGAGGCGCACGGTGCGGAGCACCCGGTCGCGGATGCCCTCCGCCTCGTCCTCGGCCTGGATGGCGTCCAGCGCAGTGGACTTCCGGTCGGCACGCCGCGACATGTCGAAGATGCTGCCGTTGTACGACCAGAGCACGCCCTGTTCGAGGCACAGGTTCCGGAGTCGCACGTAGACATCGAGGTCACGGTGCAGCCGGGAGGCCTCCCAGGACACGATGATGTCGCACTCGCCGGCCCGGACCTGCTTGACCATTTCGTCGTAGTCGGGGCGGGGCTTCTTGGCGTGCCGGGAGGCTGACTTGTCGATGTCGACGAACTCGCCGACGTTCTCCCAGCCGTTGTCCTCGCACTCGCGGCGGGCCTCGTGGAGTTGGTCGTCGGTGCTGCTGCCCCGCTTCTTCGGGTCCCGGGAGACGCGGGCGTAGAGGAACGCGCGCAGGGGACGGCCGGCATGCGGGCTGCGGAGAGGCTGGGTGGGCGCCATGGGGAGAGGCTAGTAGCAGTACCCCCTCTTGTGAAGGTTTGCTGGCGCAAACTTCACTTAAAGGGGTGTCTCACGTGCTGTGATCGCTTACCTCTTTAGCCTGGTCAGCGGCCTTCGGAGATGTCCTGAATGAGGCGCAAGGTGTCCTCGAGGCTGGAGCGGATCCGCTCGAAGGCCAACACGAGTTGATGGTGTGGCATGGCCGTCAGGTCAACGTTGCGGGCGGCTGCCGCTGCGGCAGCGGCCATGTCGAAGCGGCCCTGCTGCTCGGGACCGAGCGGGGCTGAGGGTGATGGTTCGTTGTGCATGTCTCTCTCGGGGTAGTGCGGGGCCAGACGTAAAGCGGGGGTAGGGGTACCTATCCGCCGGATGGGATGTGTTGCCATGTGCCCTTACCCATCGGAAGAAATTTGCCACATGTGGCAAAGACATTGCAGGTCAGGGCCCCCGAGGTTTGACGGGTGGCCTCACCTGATCATGAAGATGTGCGGCGGATGCGCCGAGAGCTGGGCGACCGCATCCGGGAACTACGGCGTGCCCAGCGGCTCTCTCAGGTCCAGCTCGGCGAGCGGACCGGGCTCGATCATCGGACGATCAGCCGGGCCGAGAACGCGGTGCATGCGATCAGCGTGGACCGGGCCTACCTGATCGCGGCAGGGCTTGGGGTGCCGCTCTGGCGGCTGTTCCGAGACGAGTAGGCGCGGTTCTCCCGTGCCACCCAGGCGGCTATTCGTTCGGGGCTCGGCGACCAGTGCGAGTGCGGGAGGAGAGGCTGCTCATATTCCCGCCTCAGCTTCAGGTCGTACGGCACGAACCCGGAGCGCCCGTGCAGCACCATGGGGCGGACCTCATACCGGGCGCGCCCCTGGCCTACGTCAGCCGCCACCGTAGATCCTGCTCTCACCCACGTACCGGCGGGACCTGATGGTCTGCTCGGCGCTGTGCTTCATCACGTAGCGGTCGACCTCGCCGCCAGCCTCGACCCAGGACCCGCCCTTGCTGTGGTCCCGGATGCCCCACATGCCGGGGTACGGGTCGTCCGGGCCCATCTCGACGGCCTCGTACCGGTCGGTCACCGTCCGCCCCCGAGGCTCTCGCCGACGATGACGGTGTAGCCGCCCTGCTTCAACGCGCATGGCCGGCAGCGGCGCACCGGCAGCACCCGGATTACGCCCTCAACCCGCACCGTCAGCTGCTCATCCTCGGTGGGCTCCGCGTCCGGCGTCTCGCAGTGCATGCTGATGCATGCGCGGCCGGCAGCCTGCGCCTCCGTCAGACGCATCTGCCGAAGCAGCGGGTCAGTCTGCTTGATCAGGCTCACGGCCTGCAGTCGCTCTGTCACACCACGATCATCGGCCTCTTCCGTGGGACGTCCTACCGCGTTTGCGGGACGTCTGGGACGTCTCACCTGTACACCTTGACTCGTCCCCCACGTCCCCCCGAGGTGAACCATGAACAACGCACTCCGGGCAGCCATGGCCAATGCCAAGCTGACCCAATCCCAGCTCGCCGCGATCTGCGGCGTGGACCCGAAGACCGTCGGCCGGTGGCTCCTCGACGCCAGCCGCGTCCCCTACGTCCATCACCGGCTCGCCGCGAGCGACGCACTCGGAGTGGAGGTAGCCGTGCTCTGGCCCACCGCAGCACACACCCTCGTCAAGACCGGCCCCGACCGGGAACTCGTCACCATGTACCCGTACCGGAGCGACGCCCCCACCTCCCTGTGGCGGCAGCTCATCGCCAAGGCCAGCAGCGACCTGACGTTCGCCGGCTACACCAACTACTTCCTGTGGTTCCAGCAGTCGAACCTCGGCAGCCTCCTCCGCCGGAAAGCCGCGGCCGGCTGCCGCGTCCGGTTCATCCTCGGCGACCCCGGCAGCCCCATCACCCGGCAGCGCGAGATCGAGGAAGATGAGGCGCTCACCCTGTCGACCCGGATCGCCGTCACCGTCGCCGAACTGCAGAAACTCCAGGACACGACGATCGAGGCCCGCTTCGAGACCGGGCACATCAGCCTGTCCGTGTTCCGCTTCGACGACCAGATGATCGTCACGCCGCTGCTGCCCGGTAGGGTCGGAGCCGACGCCCCCATGTTCCACTTCCAGCGGCGCCAGGACGGCGGAGTCTTCGACCGGTACCTGGAGCACACGGAGGAGCTGTGGGCGCGCGGCCGTGACGTCTGGAACCTGGAGCTGCAGCATGCCGAGGCGTGACTACGAGGACGACCCGAACGCCCCCAAGCCGAACTCGCTGGTGCCCGCGGCCTCCGTCGTGGTGGTCAGCGACGACGGCCGCGTGCTCCTCCAGCGCCGCACCGACAACGGCCAGTGGGCGCTCCCCGGCGGCAAGATGGACCTCGGCGAGTCCTTGGCCGGCTGCGGCATCCGAGAGACCCGCGAGGAGACCGGCATCGACATCGAGGTCATCGGCATCGTCGGCACCTACACCAACCCCGGTCACGTCTTCGCCTACGACGACGGCGAAGTCCGGCAGGAGTTCTCCATCTGCCTGCTCGGCCGGCCGGTCGGCGGCTCGCTCCGAGTGTCCGACGAGTCGACCGAGGTCGCCTGGTTCACCCCGGCCGAGACGGACGAGCTGCCCATGGTGCCGTCCATCCGTAAGCGGCTCGCGGACTGGCGGTCCGGAGCCATCCCCGTCGTCCGCTGACGGCGCCCGTACGATGGCCGTGCCGAACGCCCTGGACCTGCCCGACGACCTGATCGCCCTCGCCCGCACCCGGGCCGCCGCCGAGCGCGCCATGGAGGCCGCGGCCCGTACCGGCGGCGACCTCGACGCGGCCCGGCAGGCGTTCATCGACGCAGCGCTGACCGTCGAAGCGCACCCCCTGCTGGAGCAGGCCCGTCAGGAAGGCTGCCGCTACCAGACGTGGCAGGCCCTCCTCGATGCTGTGAAGACGCCCGGCCCGTAACGACTCGGCCACACCCCGCCCCGCCAGCCGCGGCCGCCGTCACGCTGTCTCCTGCCACCACGAGCAGAGGACACCCCATGGCCAGCACCCCGCGGAAGCCCGTCGACCCCCTCATGATTGGCGCCGCGTTCGTGCTCGGCTGCTGCTTCCTCCTCGCCGCGGGCCTGTACGGCTACCTCACCGAGGACGACCCGGCCCCCGCCGCGACCACCGCAGCCCCGGCAGCCACCCGGCCCAGCACCGCCCAGATGATGGCCGACCTCGACCAGCACCAATACCCGGCGTCCGCCTACCAGCAGCAGCTCGACAGCTGGACCGCCAAGTGCGCTGAGGACGAGTACACGCTCGCCGGGTACGTCTACGCCACCCAGCAGGACCTGCAGCAGCACGGCCGCGGCGACACCGAGTTCAAGATCCTGGGCGAGCTCAACCGCTCGACGCCGGCCGGGGCCGGGGCGGACTGCAAGGGCATCACCGCCGCCTACCTCGTACTGCGCGAAGCCCAGTAGCCGGACAGCACACCGCCCCGCCTCCCGAAGGAGAGCGGGGCGGCGTGCTGGTCAGCCTTCGCCGTCGAGGCGTTCAGCCATGGAGGCGCCGAGGGTGTAGGCGGGGTGGTTGTCGAGGCGGCGCCGGGCCCTGTTGTACCGCTGAGTGGTCCGCGGGTCCTTGTGGCCGGCCGCGTCCTGGACGACGTGCAGCGGGACGCCCTTGTCGAGGCTGTCGGTGATGAATCCGTGCCGCAGAACATGGGGGTGGATGGTGTCGACCTGCGGCAGCCCGGCACGCCGGGCGAGGCGTCGCAGGAGCTTCCACACCTCGGGCTCCTGAAGGCGGGCGCCGGACCGGGTGATGAACAGCGGCCCCTCGGTGCGCCCGTCGAGGTATCGGTCGATGGCGTCGACTGCGATCGGGGGCAGGGCGGCCTTCTGTGTCTTGCCGCGCTTGCGGGTGACGGTCAGGGTGCGGTGCCCGCGGTCGTAGCCGAGCGAGGACACGTCCGCGGCGAGTGCCTCGTTCACCCGCAGGCCGAGGACGTAGAGGAGAACGGTGACGGCGTAGGCCCGCGGGGAGAGGTCGCGGGCGGCGGCGATGAGGCGGGCCGTCTCCTCCTCGGTGAGGCCTTCGGTGCCGGAGTGGTCGGGGTCGACGTCTGGCCGGTCGACGTGGGTGAAGGGGTTCCGCTCGGCCGCTTCGAGGCTGATGGCGTACTGGTAGAAGCTGCTGCCGACGGACAGGGCGTGGGCAACGGTCGTCGCGGGGGCGTCCGCGGCTTCGAGGCCGCGCATGTAGGCGTCGGCGTGTGGCCGGCGGGCTTCCATGGGGTGGACGCCGACGCTGCGGCAGAACTCGGCCCACTTGCGGAAGCCGCGGGTGTACGAGCGGCGGGTGTGGGCGGAGCGCTTGGACATGAGCCACATGGAGACGAGCCGGGGGAGGTCGTCCGGGTAGTGGGCTTCGAGTTCGGTCCGGGCTGCTTCGGCTTCGGGGAGCTCGACCGGGCCGGGTGGGGTGAGGGGCGCGAGGTCAGCCCCGGGCACACGATCTGACGGTGCATCCATAAGGGCAGGATAACAGTAATTATCCTTCTCTATATGGAGGTTGGCCCGTCAGTCGATGCTGTATGGGATGAGCGTGTCCGGGATCTGCTCGTCCGGGAGGCCGTTGCGGCGCAGGGTGCGGGACTGGGCGCGGATGATGCGCATCGCCGCCCGGAGCTGTCGTTCCAACCATGTGACCTTGCCGGTCTGGAGTTCGACAGCATCTTTCAGGCTGCGGACCTCGGTCTCCAGGCCCGTGATGCGGGCGAGGAGGTCGCGCCATATCTCGGGGCTGACCTGGAGCCCGCTGCCGGTGCCCGCGGTCGACGACGGGGTGCTGCTGCCCACGGCAGCCTGGTCGTCAGGCTTCGGCTTGGGGGTGGAGATCCTGGCGACGACCACGGAACCGATGACGCCCACGACCGAGATGACCACGCCGAGCACGGTCGGAGCGCTACCGTCCATGCCGTCCCCTTCCACACGTGCAGTGTCGCCGTCTCCGGCCTGTCACCTCCGCTACCACGACCAGCAGGAGGACCGGAGCAATCAGCAGCGGCACGGACGCCCAGGCTTCGCGGTATCCGCCCGTTGCCGCGGCGGTGATGTACGCCATCGACCAGATCAGCGGCGGACCGGCTGCGAGGGCGAACCCCCACTGGTCACGGCCGGGTCTCAGGATCGCGGCAACGCAGGCGAGGCCGCCGCACAGCACCCAGACGGTGCCCCAGCAGTGCAGGCCCATCAGGGCGGTGATGACGGAGGCGGCGCGGACGAGGCCGGCGCGCGGCGTGGTCATGAGGCCGATGCCGTAGACGATCCATGGGATGCCGCAGCAGAGCAGGGCGGTGCCGCGCCAGCCGAGCCGGCGACGCCAGCGGGCAAGCGCGGCACCCACGTCACACGCCCGGTGCGGTGCTCGCGCTGTTCTTCGCGCCGAAGCCGCGGGCGGCGATGCCCTTCAGGAGGGTGGCGACTGCGGCGAGGCCACCGGTCCCCATGGCGTGCCAGAACGAGACGTGGAACATGTCCGCGGGGCCAGCCGCTGTCACAAGCGCGGCCTCGGTGGCGAGGAAGGTGAAGATGACGCGCTCGCCGAGGTCGACGGCGTACGTGCGGGCCGTCTTCACCAGGGTGTCCGTGCTGGGCAGGGAAGGCAGTTCGCTGACCATGTGGGCCTCCTAGGCCTTGAGGGTGGTCTCGATGAGGTAGCCGACCGGGCAAGTGCCGGTGTCGGTGGCGCTGTTCTTGAGGCGGCCGACGGAGACCTTCTCGTCGCCGTCCTGGATCAGGTAGCTGAGCCGGCCAGCGCTGGACTTGACGGCCAGCTGGCTGATCCGCCACCCGGTCTTGCTGTTCCAGACGGCGACGCGCAGGAGGGCATCGCCGAAGTCGGAGCCGAAGGACAGGTAGACGGGGCCCCAGCCGACCGAGCCGCCGTTCTGCGGCGGGATCGGGATGAGGACGGCCGTCCCGGGCGCGTCCTGCGTCCAGATGCCGGGCGGGATGGTGCCGATCACGAGTGCCACGGTGGCTACCTCACTTCTTCGTCGAGCCGGCGCCGGTCGGCGCGCTGAGGCTGGGGGGCGGGCGCCGCGAACGACATTGCCCATGCGCGGAGTTCGCCCGCGCTGAGCGGGCAGTAGTCCCGGTCCACACCTGCCGCGGAGTACTGGTGGAACATCCACTGGGCCTTGATGCCGGGCTGGCCAGCAGGGCTGCCGGCGGTGGCGATCCACAGGAAGTCCCCGCGGTAGCCCGTGGTGTCGACGCGCTGCCAGTAGTCGACGTTGCAGTACATGCCGACCGGGTTGTGCGGCAGCGCTGCCTTGACGTGCCGGAGCCACGCCTCCTTGTAGGCGACCTGCCGGGCCGCGGACACGCCGCGGTTCGCGGTGTCGTAACCCTCCCAGTCGAGAACGACCAGGTCGCCGGGCTGCCAGGAGACCTTGCTGAGGAAGTAGTCGGCCTCGACCTGCGGGTCGTTGGCCATGTGCGGGTAGTGGTAGGCGCCCCAGACGAGGCCGTTGGCCTTGGCGTGGTCGCGCTGGTCTTGCCACTTCGGATTGACGTACCCGCCGGGGCCGGAGCCCTCCGTGACCTTGACGAACGCGAAGGCCAGACCGGAGGTGTCCGGGACCGACGACTGATACGAAGCCCAGTCCTGCCCGTAGCTGCCCACGTCAGACCTCCCTCGGGACGCCACTGGCGAAGAACGGCAGCTGATAGAAGTGCCCCGGATAGCCGACGTTCATCTGCCGCGAGTTGTGCAGCTCGATGAACTCGTCCCGCTGCTCGGGCGTCAGGTGCTGGAAGTAGAACTTCTCCTGCGAGCCGAATGCTTCGGAGCGCGCGACCTCGCGGTCGTAGTGGTCTGCGAGCGCCGCCCGGAACTCCTCGGGAGTCTCTCCTCGCTCTAGCGCGGCAGCCTCGACGCCATCGCGCGTCATCTGATCAAGCCACGTCGTCTTGCGGTCAGCCTTCTCCCTTACCGAGGCGGGACGACTGAGATATGCCTTGTAGCTCTTGTCGGTGGGGCCGACGATCCACCCTTCTCGGACGAGCTCCATGAACTTGCCTGGGTGCAGGCTGCCGCAGTAGGAGCACGATGCGCCGGTAGTGCCGTCTCGCCAGGTGTCGAGGTTGGTGCCGCTGCCGACGAACGGCGAGGTCGGATCGTCGTGACGCGTCTCGGCGCGGCGCGGGCACGTGTGCTGCTGCTCGTCCATCACAGTCCTTTCGCGGTCAGCCAGGTCCGCGCCGCGGCGGCGAGCGCCTGGTCCACACTGGCCGGCTGCGGCGGCACCGGAACCGGCGCCGGAGCAGTCAGCGGCACGAACGCCGTCACGTCGCCCTGCTCGGACAGGAGACGCCCGAAGTCGTCGAAGCTAAACGAGAAGCAGCCGGCGGCGCCGAACGACGCGCCCCACGAGTTGCGGGCCAGGACGCGCTGCCCCGGGCCGTCAATCCCGTACAGCAGGAACTCGTGCCCGCCACGGACCTGCCCGGAGATCCGCACCTGGCCGGACGCATCCGGGTTGTCGAAGCCCTCGTACCAGTTGACGCCCACGATCAGCGGCATCACCGTGAGCGCCTTCAGTGCCGCATCGAGGGAGAATGCGTGCTGATAGCCGGAGATCAGCCCCGCCTTCTGCGCGGCCTTCGCCACCGCCAGGCCCGTCGAACCGGTGTCGGTCGGCGGATACACGCCCTGGATGGAGTCGAGGCGCGTCGCCGCCGAGTACAGGGCCACGGCCTGCATGTGGTCCTGGTTGGCGTCACCGGTCGGCCGGGCCGCCACCGTCCCCGGAATCGCCCCGAACAACGGGTCCGTACCGGCTAGGGCCTCAGCGGCGTGCCCGGTGCAGGACCCGGTGTTGCCCTGGTCGAGGACGGGGATGCGGATCGTGTGGATGGCGCTCGTGTAGCTGCCGGGCAGCAGGTCCTCGGACAGGGCGAACGCGCGCGAACGGGGGTCATGCTCGACGTGCCGACCGAGACGGCCGGGGCCGGGGTGCTCGTCGATGAAGCGGATCATGTGGGTTCTCCCGGGGTCTGCACCACCCAGCCAGTAGGCAAGGTGACGCCATCCTGTCCGGGCGGCGTGACAGGGTCCGGAAGCTGCTCCGGAGTGCAGCCACATGCCGGGAGCTGCGCGGTGTCAGGGGCGCAAGTGGGCTGGTGAATGCGGGCCGCAGCGTCCAGGGCGATGGCGTGCGGGCCACAGGCCGCCACCGCCGCCACGGTGTCCGCGCCGTCACGGCGAGACCACTGGACCGCCGGATCGGTCTGGCAGCCAGGCAACCAGCAGGACAAGGGCAGCATGGAGGCTCCGATCAGGCGTGGACGAAGAGAGCGACGAAACCCGTCTGGCTGGGCACCGTGTTAAGGGCGCCGCCAGAGTTCTGGTACGCCCAAATCTCGATGTAGTCCGTCGACCCGTTGCAGTAGATGAGGGCCGTCGCGGGCACGATTGCGAAGTTCGCCGCGGTTGTGGTGAAGATGCCGGACTGGCCGAGGTTGACCGCGGTCCCGTTCTTGTAGAACAAGGCGAGCCGGTTGACGCTGGCGTTGACCGCGTAGCCGACCTGCCCCAGGCACAGGTAGTAGCCGGCCACGGTAGGCGTGTACCTGCTGTTGTTCACGCTGTTGCTGTGACCCGCGTACGTATCGACGCCGGTCGTGTCCAAGGCCGTGGCGACGAGCGTGCTGTTGGCGATGGACTGCGCGGCAGTCTGGTACCCCTGGAACACCGGCGGATTCGTCAGGAAGTTCACCGAATCGGTGACGTCCGACTGGTAGATCGAGCCGGTCACCTTTGCGCCGGCGCCGCGCACCGGCGGGGCGGGAACTGCGAGAGCCATGGCCGCCTCCTACAGGGCGAGGATCATCGGGGTGGTGAGCCGCACATCGGCGCCCACGCTCTGGGCTTTGACGATGCCGTTGACGGACCGCGTCACCGTGATGACCTGCGGATTCGGCACCTGGAAGTCGTCGAAGTCGACCACTGGCGACACGTTGGTGTTGCCGGTCGTGAGGATGGAACGGCAGCCGATCTGGCCAGCCGCGGTGAATGTGCTGTCCGTCGCGGTGACGTGCCACGTGTTGCTCGGCTCGGCAGCGGACGCCAGCCACGCCTTCGCGCGGAGCGTGGTGCCGTACACCTGCCACCGGATCGCGTACCGGGTACTAGCCGCGTGGACCAGGCCCGGCACGGTCAGCGCCGCCAACTGCGTGTCCGCGCCCGCGACGAACTTCCGCACCGACAGGATGCACGTCTGCGTCGTCGTGAACTCCAGCCGCACGTAGAAGTAGTTCGACGAGTCGACGTAACGAGCCATCAGGCTTGCGATCTGCGACGCGCCCGTGGCGAGAGCCGACGTCGATACCGTGGCGTACATCTCCAGGTCCGCGGACGGCGCGGTCATGGTGCACCGCCGCGAGGCGTTGACAGTCGTCAGAGTGTGCCGGCCGGTTCCGCTGGACACCGAGAAGTCGGACGCCGTGCCGCCGCCCGTCGTCCAGGCTTGCCCGGAGTCTGCGGTGCCCCATGAGCTGGATGCGGTCCGGCCGAAGGCGTCCCGTCGTGCGTGGTTGACTGCGGTCGCGGTGCACACCTCGCCGCCGACGGTCATGTTGAACGGCACGTCACCGGCGGCGGTCGTCCACCGCGGGGCATCCATGCTGGTGGTCTGCACCGTGAACGACGTGTCCCCGGACAGTGCCGCGGCCGCCAGCGTCGACCCGTCGGTGTCGAGCCGACCCAGCGTCGCATCGTCGAGGACGGCCACATCCCAGGCCCTCGCCGGGGTGCAGTTGAACTGAATGTCCCAGGTGAACGAGCCGAGGGTCTCCGTGTAGCCCTGCACGATCTGGCTGATGTCCCCAGGCGGCAGCCACGCTGGCGGGTTCGTCACCGCGATGCGGTCACCGATATCCACGCCCAGCACCGTGTTGATCAGGCTCGGAGTGCCGGCCAGCGTGATGGCGATGTGCGGGTACCGTTCCTCATCCCACGTGCCGAGGTGGAGCCGCCAGCCGGCGATCTGCGGGAGTTGGTCGTCGGTGGCGACGTTGAGGGTTACCGCGTCGTCGTACTGGCCGACGCCGTTTGGCGGGGCGAGGATCGACAGGGCGCCGCTCTTGAGGGTCGACCGGTACGACGAGCCGCCCTTGCGCTGCACCACGACGTTGTTCCGGGTGATCTGGTCGTCGGGCATGGGTTCCAGCGGCGGTGCCAGATCGCCGTTCGCGTAGTTGAGGGTGAGAGCGACCGCCTGGTTGTTCAGCAGGGTGCGGCCACGGAACAGTAGGCCCCCGTTGCTGCGATGCTCGACCAGGATCCCCATGTCGGCGTTGGCGGCCTCGTCCAGCAGGTCAAGGATCTTGGCGGACTGCTGCACGCCAAGAGTCGCCCAGCTGTATGGATCCCCGGTGGCGGACGCCGAGAAGCTGGCAGTCTGCGCCAAGCGCCGGATCCGGTCACCCGCGAACTCGCCCGCATACCCGGAAAGCGGGTAGATCAGGCTGAACGTGTCAGTGGGTACGGCCGTCGAGGTCTGCACAGAGACATGCCCGATGGCCGTGTCGGCGCCCGCGCCGCTCATGGTCACGGTGGTGACGGAGCCGATGGTCTGCGACGCCGGGGTCAATGTGGCGCCAGTCAGGGTGTTGTCGGTGATGCGGAGGCTGTATGCGTCCAGCTCGACATTCGACCCAACCTGCGTCATCTCGATCGACATGTACAGCAGGGCACCGTTGAGGCCGGACGCGCCAGTGCCCGTGCCGGTATCCGAGATGATGCTGCCGACCCCGTTCCGGGCCCGAAGGGCGACCCGGCCACCAGAACTGGAGTCGTAGTACAGCTCCACGGTGCGGATAGTGCCGGTCAGAGAAATCGAGCAGAGGACCTGCCCATTGGTGGCGCCACCGGACGGCAGTGCCATCAGGAACCGGACCATGCTGGCCGTGGCCGTGTAGGCGGGGACAGTGCCAGTCAGGGTTCCCGTGGTCCCGAGAACAGGCAACGCATCGGAGCAGACGAATGAGTTGAATGAGCTGATCTGCGGGGCGCCCCCGATGACCATCGGCAGGACGCCGGAGATCCCCGCGGCGATGGACGTAGCCCCGGAGGAGTCCTCGCACGGCCAGTACGCGATCACCGGGTTGATGGTGACGCCGGACAGGGCGACCCGCAGCGTGGATCCGATCGGGGATGTGCCCTGCCCAGCACGGCGGAGAATCCCGGCGGCCTCAATCGGCACGTACACGTCGCTGCCGGAGACATCCCAGCGGGACGGCCACGACGACACCTCGCCGCGGAATCGCACGGACCGGGTGCTGATCGTCGCAGCACCACCAACAGTCCACGTCAGCCCCGCGGAGTCCACGAACGTGGTGGCGCCGTCGGCCTGCACGGTGAAGTCGGGGTTCGCAACGACTGTCCCGGCGATGCCGTTGCGGAGCTGAAAGGCATGCACCCGGCCCGCGAAGGCAGGCAGGTTGCTGGACAGGGTGGCGGCGTCCGCGACGCCCAGAACCGCGGCCGACGCGAAGATGCTGGTGGTGCCGGCCTGCGTCACGGCGGAGCCGAGCTGAGTCCAGGCGCCACCCACGCTAGTCGACGTGTAGAAGGTGACAGTGTTGCCGCCAGCGCCATTGTTGACGTCCAGCACGGCGCGCACAGCAAGCCGCCCGGACGCTGGGATGACCGGGTTGGCGTCGGACGATGCCAGGAGCGTGGTAGTACCGTTCGCCGACCACTGGAGGCTGAGTGCACCCCGGGCAAGGAACAGTAGCCATGATCGGTTGGAGGTGGTGTTGTCGTACTTCGCGGCGAGGACAACCTGGCTCTCCGTGAACCAGTCGTCCACCGTGACGTCGATGCGGACGTCGATGTCACCGACGATGTCCAGCGCCGCCGCATCAGGCGTGGTCGCCTTGTCGCCGTCGGCGAGGATCTCCAGGTAGCTGGACGGCCCCGGCACGGATACCCGAATCGGCGTGTTCCGGCCGATCAGGCCGTAGTACGGGCTGGTCGGATTCCGCGGGCTGTACTTGCCCGCACGGTTGTTCAGCGTCAGCCGGCACCGGCCTGGGTCGGGCTGCGACGCCTCATCCGCCCGGCCCCGCGTGATGTTGATCAGGTCGCGGGCGTACACGTCATGGGTGATGTCCGTCCACACCCCGGCCAGCTGCAGGGCGACGGTCACGCTGAGCGGGGTCGCGGGGAACGCCACGGGGGTGACCTCCTGTCAGGACTGGGCGGCGGATCTTCGGGGAGTCTGCACGGGCGGCGTGACAGCCCTCCTGGCCTGGCTATCCCTTGCCGAGGACCACCTGAACGTTGCCGCCACGCTCCCGGATGCTCTTACGGAGCAGCTCCAGCAGCAGCTCGTCAAGGCGCGCCCCAGCCGAGTCGATCACCAGCGTGGCCGCCGCCGACCCGCCGCCCCCGCTGCCCGCGACCATTCGCTGCGAGTCCGGGTTCGAGTGCACCGTCGACCCGGCCGGCAGCCGAACCAGCTCCGGGCCCTGCTCACCCACCCACGTCAGGCCGTTCCGGGCGCCGCCCCCGGCAGCCGCACCAACGATGCCGCCATGCGCAAACCCGCCGTGCCCGTACACGTCGCCGTTCCCGGCCGTCACGAACCGGGTCGTGACCACGACAGTCTTCTTGCTCTGCAGCGCGTCCAGGTCGTGCTGGGCCGCCGCCAACTGAGCCTCAAGCTGAGACTTGTCAGCAGTCAGCTGGACCTTCTTCTCGCCCTTGGCATTGCGCAGGGCGGCGTCTGTCTCGGCAATCTTCGCCTTCAGGTCGTCGATGTTGCCCCGCAGGTAGGCCGTCTTGTCCGGGGTCTGCAGGATCGACTCGGTCAGCTCACGGGCCTGGTCCCGGGTCAGGCCCATCTGCTGGGCGACCTTCATCAGCTTGTCGCGGCCCTTGTCGTAGATGCCGTTGACGACATCCATCGACATGCCATTGTTGAGCGCGGCCTCGGCAGCCGCGTCAGTCTTCGCGGCAAGGTCAGTGAGCGCGGCCTCCTCCGTGCGGGCCTTCTCGCTGCTGAGGTCCATCACCCCGTTCCGCTCCGACAGGGCGCTGCCGTTGTCCGAGACGGCCTTCGACGCAGCGTCGATCGCAGCCTCGAACCCGGCCTGCGAGTCGAGGGCGGCCCGCTCCGCGTCGTTCAAGTCGACGATCGCGTCCTTCAGGCCCGTCGCGGTCATCCGCTGAGCATCGAGTGCCTTGCTGGTGTCCATGGCCTGCTGGCCGAGCTCACCCATCGACGTCGTTGCCATCTTCTCCGTTTCCGACGATGCCGCCAGCGCATCGGAGTAGAGATGGAACTCGCCAGCGAGCTTGTTAGGGTCCCCGCCCTGCGCGGCCAAGGCGTCCTGCAGGCGCGTGTAAGAGGCCGCTGCGACGTCGGCGTGACCGCCCTGCACCAGACCCGCGAGCGCCTTGTCGAGGCTCTCGATCTGCCCCTTCGCTTTCGTGACCGTCGAGTCGTCCGCGCCCAATCCCTTGACGTCAATGGCCGACTCGAAGAACGCCCGGAGACCGCCAGCCTTCTGCACGACCGGGTCGACCGCCTTGGAGAGACCTTCAAGGTTCTCGCCGAAAGTCTTCGACAGCTCGCCGGCGATAACCCCGCTTCGACTGAAGTCCGTCAGCGACTTCGTCATGCGGTCAACATCAGGAGGGGTCGACTTCGTCATCTTCGCAAGCGACGTGATTGCGATGACCAGCAGGCCGATCGCTGATGCCGAGACTGCAATCTTGGCCTTCGTTGACAGTGCGCCAAAGGCGAGAGACAGCGCAGAAACACCCTCGCCCGCCGCAACAGAAACGGTCTGGGCTTCGACTATGCGCGTCTTGTAGGCCAGCATTGCGGTGGAGGCCGCCTCGTAGGCCGTGGTGAGTGTCTTGACGCCAGCGGCGACCTTGGAGAGGACGGAGAACCCGGCCAGGACGGTGATGAGTATGCCCGCGCCCTTGGCCACGTCGAGCATGGTGTCGCGGTTGTTGAGCATGTACGTAGTGACCTTCTGCAGCGGCGGGATCAGCTTCTCCCCGAGCGTGATCATCAGCGCCTGCAGACTGCCCTCAAGCTCCTTCGTCTGCTGCGAGAACGTCTGCTGAGTGCGCTCCCAGGCCTGCCCGAAGCCGTTCGCGCCGGCCTGCAATGCCGGGTACTTGGACTCCAGGCGGTCCATCTGGCCGACGAGGATGTTCAGGCCCGCGCCGGCCTTTCGGCCGAACGCATCGGTGATGATCTGGCCCTGCTTGTCCGCGCTGATGCCTGCCGCGTTCATGCGGCCGACGAGGTCTTCGAGGGCCAGCTTGAGGCCGCCGCGCTGCATGTCGTCAGCCAACGTGGTCTGGGTGAGACCCAGGGTCTTCAGCGCCGTTGCCGACGTCGAGATCGGCTTGGCCAGGGCCATGACGGACATGCGGAGCTGGTTGCCCGCCAGGCTGCCGCGGATGTTGTTGTCACCGAACACGGCGAGGGCGGCGCCCACGTCGGTGATGCTGAGGCCGAAGCCCTTGACCGTGGCGACCATGCCGCTGGAGAACGCATTGGCGAGGTCCTGCATCTTCATGTCACCGACGCCGACCGTCGCGTTGAGGACACCCATCGCGTGGTCGAAGTCCTCGACCCCGGGAATGCCCGAGGCGACCGCGGCCGTCAGGGCGTTGGTGACGTCGACCAGATCGGCATGGCCGATCGCGGCGCCCTTCGCTGCCGTCTCGGTCAGCTTGAGGGCCTTCTCCGAGGTGATGCCCATCGACTCGAAGTTCGACTCGACGTGGAACAGGGCCTCCGCCAGGCTGTCCGGGTCGGAGCCGACCTTTGCCGCGATGCCCAGCACGCCCTTCTTCAAGCCCTGCAGCTTGTCCTCGCCGACGCCAGCCTGCGTCACGAGCAGGGACATCTCCGAGTCGAACTTGGAAGCCATCTTCACGGCCTCGAACCCGACGCCAGCCAACCCCAGGGCGGCCAGGTTGGCGGTCTTGTTGAGCTTGGCCATGGTGGACTCCATGGCCGTCGCACCCGCCTTGGCCTCGGTGAAGGCAGGGCCTGTCATGTTCTTCGCGGTGACGAGGATCTCGACGATGTTCATTCAGGCACCTCCCTTCTCCCAAGGTGGGCGATCTCCAGCAGGCGGAGCATCTCGGCGGGTTCGGCCAGCACCTCCGACGGCAGCTTGTGCCAGCGGTCGCACAGGCCCAGCACGGTGCGTGCGTGGATCAGCTCGCGAGGCTCTCGGAGGGGACGGCCATCGGAATCGACGCCTCCAGGGCCGACGGCTGCCCAGCGCTGGAGGTCTCGGGCAAAGGGGCGCCCACCCCAGCGATTGCGTCGGTCCACGCGTCGATGATCTTCAGGCTGAGGTCCAGGTCCTGCGACCGGATGCCGGCCATCGTCGCGGGGATCGGCACGCCGTCCTCGTCCTCCGCGTTCCAGGAGACGAGCTGGTCGGCGAACAATTCGAGCATGCGCTCCGTGCCGCCCTTGGCCCTCGTCCCGCCCTCCGCGCGCTCGGCCTTCGCCTGCTCCATCTCCAGGAACTGGCCCGTGTTGAGGCTGCGGGCCAGCACCTCCAGGCCCGCGAGGTCGTCGTCCTTGAAGTGCAGGCGGAAGACCTTCCGCTTGATCCGGAAACCCACTGTCGTTGCTCCCTAGCTCCAGGTCGGAACGTTGCCGTCGGCAAGGACGCCGGGCACGCTGAAGGTGAGCTCGCCGGACGAGGACCGGCTGAGCGGGTAGTCGGTGTACAGCACCTCGTTGGTGAGAGTGGCGCCGTTGACGGTGAGCGCCGTAGTGCGGTTCACGGAGGTCGACGGCACCGTCTTGAAAACGGTGTGCGAGGTCGCCGCGTTGAACACGCCCTTGAGCGTGATCGAGAAGTCGGCGAGCAGCAGAAGTCGCTCCATGGCGCTCTTGTCGATGCCGGTGATGTCCTGTACCGCGCGCGGGGTCGCGAACTGCAGGTCGGTGATGTCGTTCTTGATCACCACTGGAGTGCCGCCCGCATCGTCCACGCTGCAGGTCGTCCATCCGAGACCGGATGCCTTCGCCATGGTCAGCCCCTCTCTATCTGGTCAGCGATGCGCTGCTGGTGCTCGCCGAAGTCCTCGACCCAGTCCGCCGCGTTGGCGTGCTGGCGTTGCTCACCGGTCGGGTTGCCCCGCCAGTCCCCACCCCGGACCAGGTACAGCTCCGGCCGGTCCAGCCGGGCCCGATGATTGCCGGCGTCGAAACACCGTTGCCCGGCCTCGAAGCTGAAGACCGTCAGGGCGCCCTCGGTCCGAGACTCGGTGAAGGCCCGCCCGGACTGCTTGCGGATGTAGTGGGCCTGCTGCTGGCCGAGGACGGTCGACTCGTCGATCGTCGACTGCCAGCCGTTCACGTGGGCCGAGCAGTCGACCTCGGCGCACGTCGCAGGCCGGAAGTGCGTCGACTGGGGCGACAGGATCCGGTACGTCTTGTACGCCTCGACGGGCATGGCGGGGGTAAGGCGATTCATCAGAACACCACTCCTGCCAGCTCGTTCTTCGTGACGTGGACAGCAAACGTCACGGACGTGACACCGCCGGTGGTGGTGGTGACCGCGCGGAGGTAGCGGCGGAGGGTCGCGGTGTTGGCGGTGGCGATTCGCTGCGTGAACGGCGCCGCAGTCACGGCGGTGAACGCCATGCCCGCGACGTCGGCGAAGCTGGAGTTGTCCGCGCTGTCCTGGATCTTGATGGTGACGTCGGTGCCGGTGAACGCGGTCACCTGCAGGTAGGCCTGCGCGCCGAACGACAGTGACACGGTCGTGTCGATCGAAGCGCCGTTCGTGGCCGCCGTGTCCGTACGCAGGCCAGCCGTCAGCAGCCGGCCCCACTCCAGGCCGAAGGCGTTACTCAGGGCGTCGACAGCGAACGTGAAGTCGCCGCTGTTCGTCCTGTTGCCGTCGTAGTTGGGCTGCTTGGAGACCATGCTGGCACACGGGTCACCGAGGGCCGTGCCACGGCAGTATGTGACCATGACATCCGCGGCTGGTAGAGCTGACTGAACAGGGTGTGCCTGTCCGATGGCTGTGTTGAAGAACGAGTTCCAGGAGATGGATCCGTCGCGCTGGCCGCCGATCCGCTCGAAGCCGAACTTGTCGATGCCCGTGACCTCGATGGGCTTGTTCCCGCCGGAGATCTTCGACAGGGCGCCGATGTCCCCCGAGAGGTTGTAGCCGCCGACGTACAAATTGTCACCGAGGCCCGAAGTCTTCGCCGTGTTGGCCATGCCTATGCCACCTCATCCCAAGCGTCGTTGACGATCACTGGGAGCGTGATCGTAAAGACCCGATACAGCTTTCCGTCTTGGTTCAGGTAGCCACCCTTGGCCTGCAGCGATGTGCCCTCGGCGCCACGCAGGTCGACCATGCGGGCATCACCACCCAGCTCGAAGTCCGACGCGTAGGCCGTGAACAGCCCATCAAGCGCCTTCGCAATCGCCGGGTCGATGCCGTCCTGCGGCTCCTGCAGCATGCTCGTGTAGACGCGCACGGACAGAACCAGCACCGCGGACGACGACGCCAGCCCCGACGAGGTGAGCGCCGGCCGGAGCGACTCCACCCACACGGCTGCCGTCAGACCGTGGCCGGGGGCGTTCTTCGGCTCGTGCCCATTGACCGCGTCGAAGTAGCCGGACGCTGAAGCGTGCGAGATGACGCGGTCGAGGATGTCGTCGATAGCGAGTGCCATCACAGCCTCCCGACGATCGCGGCGACTGCCGCGTCGATGATGGCCGCCGACTTCTGGGCCATACGGTTCTTGACGATGCGGAACGTCGCGTAGCCCTTGAATCTCGTGGTCTGGTTGCGGTGGCTGATGCCCTCCAGCCACGGCCCGTAGATCACGTTCGAGTCGTTGATCGAGTACATCTCGGCGCTGACCCGCTCGGATCGGATCTGCGACTCGTAGTAGCCCGTGGGGTTCTGCAGCACCTCGCCCAGCTGCATGTTGACCTCGTACTTGGTGTAGTCAGCTACCTCCGCCAAGGCGCCGTCCAGGCACGCGGCGAGCATCGGCTCCGCCAGGCCCTCCACAGTGGGGCCCTCCAAGCGCACGTAGACATTCAGCATCAGACCGCCCGCACCCTTCCCTTGCGGCCGCACTCGACGTAGACCTGCTCCCGCAGCGCGTCAAGGCCGACACCGAAGCTCGTCTTGGTGACGGTGCCGCCGCCGACCTGACGTGATGCGGTACCGACGCCAGTGACCCGGGCGTAGCCGGCGCCTTCGTTCAGGAGGGTGGTGACGGCCTCGGCGACGACGAGTGTCCGCACCGGGCCGGGCGGCTCCCACCGGTAGACGGTGGCGCCATTGCTGATGGCCGCGGCCGTGGTGCCGAGCGCGCCGCGGGTCACGGTGAGGGCCCGCGCGGCCCACACGGGGGTGCCGGTGGTGTGCGCTGCAAGGACGGTGCCGTCCCATGCCCGCTTCACGGTCAGGTTGTTGCCTGCGATGTCGACGATCAGGATCCGCTCGGAGCCGACCAGGAGGACCTCGCCGATGTCGTAGGCGGTGCCGTCGGCAACCTGGGCGGTGACGGCCTTCTGCTGGTCCGCGAGGTCGGCCTGAAGGGTCTGGCCGCTGTCCGCCATGCGCTTGTCGGTGACCAGGAGTCGCTCTGTGCCGCTCCGCAGGACCTGCCCGACGCCGATGGCTGACGAGTCGGTGACCATGAGGGTGGTGGCGGTGTCGCTGACACCGGCGCTGACCGTGCCAGCCGGGGATTCGTCGTTGCGGTAGCCCCACAGGCCGGTGATGGTGATGGCCCGCTGGCTCGTCTGGCCAGCGGAGAACGCCGAGTCGGTGTCGATGCGGACCTCGACCCGGTTGTACGGCGGCCCGGTGCGGTTTGGCTCCAGGTTCACGTTCCCGGTGGGGATCGTGACCCCGCCCGAGGTGATGCTGGTCAGGCTGATCAGCTCGGAGTCGTCGAGCCACAGCCGCCACGGCCTCGCATACTGGTCGGGCCAGTCGAAGGACCTGGTGTCGACCTGCGGATAGAAGCGGCGGTGGCACAGGCCCTCGACCAGTCGGGAGGCAGCGTCGATCGCCCGGTCGACCTGCGCGTTGGACCGCGCGGTCTCCTTCAGATCCAGGGCAGACTTGACGTCCTCCCTGGTGGCGTACCAGACGCCCACGATGCCTCCACGGTTGCTTTCTACGGGATAGCGAGGGGCTGCTATTCGGTTGGTCTGGATGCTGGCAGGCGGCCCGAACAGGCCGGACCGGTCAGCGGCCGTACAGGGAGAAGGACACGCCGGTGAAGGTGGGGCTGCCGGTGCCGGTGACGACCCAGCGGATGCGGCCTACGTCGGTGAGCTGGTAGCCGTTGCCGATGTTGCCGTACGTCGTGCCGGAGCTGCCTAGGGTCGCGCCGGAGATCGCGGTCGTGTTGCTGACCAGGCACCAGTTCCCGAAGGCGTCCTTGACGTCGAAGAACACGGCGAGCGCTGGCGTGCTGCCGGTCGGCGCGTTGGCCGTGCTCACTACGAGCAGGCCGTTGCTGATGCGGGAGATGTCGATGGTGCCCGCAGCCGACCCGTTGACCAGGTTGACGGTGCCCGCGGTCACGGTGTCACTGTTGCTGTTCAAGGTCAGGCCGGATGCCCGGAACAGCTCGTTGGAGTGGTAGACGGTCACGCCTGCTCCTCGGCGTCACTGGCCGGAGTCGGGTCGCCATCCGTCGAAGCGGCAGAAGAGGCCGCCGTCCGGCGCCGCGATGAGGGGCTCGCCGTCGTTCGGGCACGCGAGCGGTCCGCGCTGCCGCTCGGCTTCGCGGAGCTGCTGGGCTTCGACGGCGATGTCTCGGAGCTCGTACCAGGAGATGGCTCCTCCTCGGGTGCGCGCTGGGCGGTGTTGCCGTCCGGCAGGTTGAGCACTTCGGGGCCGTGCTCGCCGACCCACTCGGTGCGGTGCGGCGCGGCGTCGTTGCTGGCCCCGCCATGGACGGTGATCTTCGGCATGACGCCCTCCTCGTGGTAGTCGGTGCTGGCGCACTGGGGGCATGCGGGCAGCCCCACCGCGTAGGCGGTGGAGCAGCCCGCACACGTCCACAGAGCCACGTCAGGCCGCCGTCACCGTCGCGCCGTTGTCCAGCGGCACGTAGGTCAGCGTCCAGGTGATGCCGCCGTCCGCGCCGGTCGCCGTGACCTGCTCGATCGTGCCGACGTTGACGACGATCGGCTGCTTCAGCGTCGGCGTCGCACCCACACCGAAGACGATCGAGTCACCCTTCAGCCCCTGGAAGGAGATGAGGTCACCGGCCGGGGTGTCGGTGGTGCCGAGGTCGGTGGCGGCGCACAGGTCACCGGTCGTGCCGGTCGTCGGGTTGGCCTGCAGCTTCACGGTGTTGGCGACAGTGATCGCGGTGGTGACCTCGCCGACGATGCTGGTGATCAGCACCTTGCCGCCGGCGACCGTGAACAGGGTCTTCGTCTCGACCGCGAGGGTCGGGTACGCCTTGGAGACCGTCGTGCCGAACAGGAGCGAACGCAGCTGGTCGCCCTGGATGAGAGTGCTCACGGTCAGACCCCCATCGCGGGCAGGTTCGCCGCCGAACGCTGCACGGACAGGTGGTGCGTCAGCGCGGTGACCGCACCCGAGCCGGTGCTGGTGAGCTTCACCCAGTCGTAGGTGTCGGACAGCTTGCTGGCCATGACCTCGCACACCATGGCGTTCTGCGTCGCCGAGGCGGCGGTGACCACGGTCGCGGCGGCGGCCTGGGTGCGCTTCGTCCACGCGTCCGAGCCGTCACCGGTGTTGGTGAAGTACTCGGTGAACGCCAGCAGGTTCTGCGCGCCGGTGCCGCCCGAGTCCTTGGCCTCCTGCAGGGTGTAGGTATCGCCCGCGGCACCGGTGAGGTAGCAGATGAAAGCCACCGCGCCCGCGTCCCGCAGGTTGATCCACTTGCCGTCGGCGGCCGGGCTGGCGTTGTAGACCGAGCCGAGTCCTCGCTGCATGAGCTTGCCTTTCGTCTTGGTATTCCTGCCGGGGCGACGCTGCCGGCCCGGATGAGAGCCGGCCCCGGGGTGTCACTGCCAGGGCCGGCCAGCGGAGGTCAGCGCGACGCGACCTTCACGAACGGGGAGAGGGTGTTGGAGCCGGTCTGCGGGGTGATCGCGGACTGGATCCACGGGCGGCCGTCGACTCGCTCGATGACGCGCATCGCGGTCTTGTCGTTGCCGAACTGGTAGTGCGTGGAGGTCTCGGCCTGCATGGCCTGCCGGTCGCCGATCAGGTAGTAGCCGAAGTCGACGAAGTTGATGTCGCCCGCGGTACCGACCGAGCTGACCTTCTCGGTGAAGATGACGGGCCGGCCGAGGATGGTCATCGGCGGGGCGCCGGCGCCCTCACCGTTGCCGATCCACACCGCGGAGCCGCCGGTGCCGACCGACAGGGCCATGGTGGCGAGCTCGGGGAAGGTGTCGATGTGGGCGACCCACACGGCACGGGCGATCGAGGACGGCAGCATGCGGGAGTACGCCTTGACGATGTTCTCCCACACGATGGTGCCGGTGGCCTGGCCGGTCTCCTTGGCGACGGAGACGGCGGCGGGGGCGTTGAGGAAGCCGAGGGGCTCGCCAACACCGGTGCCCGAGGTGAACGCGACGTCCTCGAACCAGGACAGGGCCTCCGGGTAGGACTCGGACATGAACGCGTCGAGGCTGATGATGCTGTCGGAGAACAGCTCGTTCGGGATCTCCGAGTAGACCGTCAGCTTCTTGGCCTGCAGGTTGATGCGGCCGAACTTCGGCGAGCTGTCGGTGAGGGCGCCGCCCTCCTCGGTCCAGTAGCCGACGATGCCACCGTGGACGCTGGACGCGTTCGACGTGGAGTCGATCATCGGGAACGGGACGGAGAGGGACTCCATGGGCACGACGCGGGCCCGCGGCCGGACGAGCGCGGTCTCCAGGGAGACGCGCAGCAGCTCCGAGCGCAGCACCTCCGGGATCAGGAAGCCGCCGTCGGACGGCACCGTCGACCCGAACGAGTTCTGGAGCTTCTTGATGTCCGCGCGGGCGGACATGGCCTCGGCGGTGTTGGAGCCGGACCAGATCGCGGTGAGGAAGTCACCCCAGTTGCTGAACTGCTTGTCGAGCTTCGCGCCGGGGGCCTTGGCGTTGTAGTGCTTCGACCGGGTGCCGATGCTGGCGGACGGGTCGAGGTTGAGGCGCTGGATGTTCTGCGGGTTCACGTCGAGGTCGCCGTTGCGGAGGATCTCGGCGGTCTGCCGCTGCACCTCCTCCTGCACCTGGCGCTGGATGTCGGGCGCGTCGCCCTTGCTGTTGGTGGCGTAGGCGTTGATGAACTCGCGCAGGGCGGTCTTGTCGGCGACGATCGGGGCGAGACGGCCCGGGTCGCCGATCATCTCGGCGAGCTCGACCTCGTTCTTCGGGATCACGACGTCCTTCGGGAGGACGGTGGAAGTGGTCACAGGAGTGCCTCCGTCAGGGATGCGAACACGTCGTCGGTCGACGGCGTGGAGATCAGGTGTGCGGTTGCGGCGGTCCACGGGTCGGGTGCCGGCTCGGGCTCCTCGACGGTCGGGGCGACCGCGGGCTCGGGCTCCGGGTCGGGTGTCTCGGCTGCGGGCGGCTCGGCCTCTACCGCGGGGGCGGCCTCCGGCTCGACGGCTTCGGGAGCGACGACAGGCTCGGCCGGGCATTCGACAGCCGAGTTCACGGGCTGCGGCGCGGGCGCCTCGGCACGGCTCGGGTACCTGAAGATCGACAGGTCCCAAGAATTCTGGGGCGAATTGTCAGCGGTGAGAGAATGCACGGACGCCACCTCGTCCGCGAGACCGGCCGCCACGGCCTCGTCGGCGGTGTACCAGGTCTCCGCGGTCATCCGGTCCCGCCACTCGGCGACGGTGCCGCCCGCGCGCTGCTGGTAGACGGACGCGATGTTGTCCGACTGTCGGTCGAGGAGCTCGGCCGTCGCGCGCATGTCCGCCGCGTTGCCGATGCACAGCCCGCTGCCGTCGTGGATCATCAGCTGCGAGTTGGGCGCCATGACGATCCGGTCACCCGCCATGGCGATCACGGAGGCGATGCTCGCCGCGAGCGAGTCCACGTAGGTGGTCACTGTCGCCGGGTGGGAGCGCAATGCGTTGCAGATGGCGATGCCGTCGAAGATCTCCCCACCAGGGGAGTTGATGTGCAGATCGATCGCCGACGCGTTCAGCTGAGACAGCTCCGCGACGAAGTCCGAGGCGGTGATGCCCCAATAGCCGATCTCGTCGTAGATGTGCACCGTGGCCGAGCCACCGCCGAAGGCGTTCGTGATCCGGTACCAGTCGTTGCGGCCCTGTCGCAGCTGTGCTCTGGGCCGAGCAGTGCGTAGCCTGCCTGGCATCCAGCCCTCCTCGCCTCAGCTGCTGGCGGCTCCCGGAGGCCATTCGGCGACCACCGTGCCGCGGCAGCGGATCCCGCCGTCGCACCCGATGTAACCGCCCGTCCCGTACGCGGCAGCTGCGGCGTCGAGGCTGGTGAACTCGGTTCCGTCGATCGCCGTGCACGGTTCGCAGCAGTTCGCGTCGTGGACCTCGGTCGCGGTGATGACCGGGTCAGGCGGCCCGGCGTCGATGGCTGCGAGCCGTCCGACGTTCTGGGCACGGTGCAGTGCGCCCCCGAGGGTGTCGCGCCGGAACACACCCTTCAGGCCGCGGAGGAACCGGCCGACACCATCCGCGACGGCCCGACCAGTGGCGCCAGGCCGGTACAGGCGCAAGGCCTCACGGCCAGCCTGACCAGCCATCCACGCAGAGAGGATCGCCGTAGTCGCCGTGGCGACGTCGCCGAGCTCCCCGCCGAACACGGCACGCCAGGCGGCCGGCCCGGTGCGGTTAGTGATGGCAGGGTCAACGATGGGCGCGGTGATGTGCACGCCCTGCGCGGCGGCCTCCTGGACAAGGCGGGACGCTGCCTGAGCGGCCATCGTGCTGAGCGCCCGCTGCAGGGCGCCGGCCGCGGCATCCGTCGAGACGCTGAGCGACGCAAGGGCGGTCGTGTCGCCGCTGTCCACCGCATCCTCGACCAGGGCCTCAATGTCCCGGATCCACCCGGCCTCAATGCCGTCCCACGTCGTAGAGAGGGAGGCCAGGGCCTGTTCGTGGTCCGCTCGGACGTCCTCCAGGTCGCCGTCGGCGGAGTCCCGGAGCCGGAGCCGCCGGGTGTGGTGTGCGCGCGGCCGACCATTCGTCGGCGCCGGCATGGTCGGGGCGACAGGAGCGACAGGGTAGGTGTGCGCCATGGGCGGCAGGCCAACGGCAGCCAGAACCTCCGCCGGGTCGTAGCCGGCAGTGACCAGCACGGCCGCCGCGTTGCTCTTGGCGGTGAGCTCGGCGTTCTCCGCCTCCTCGTCCTCCGGCACCGGGGACTCGTAGTCGAACTCCAGGCCCTTCGCCGCGGCCCCAAACAGCGGCAGCAGGTCGTTGTTCAGCGCCTGCTTGATTCGCTCCAGACGCGGGATCAGCAGCCAGCGAGCGAAGACAACTTCGCCGGCCTCGGCGTTGGCCCGGTTGACGTCGTCCACGGAGCCGAGGAGCGGCTTGGGGAAGCCGAACGCCTCGCGGATGACCTCACGCGACACGGCCCGGAGCTCGGTGAACTGCATGTCCTGCTGCGTGTACCGGCGGTCGACCCAGGTTGCCTGCTCCAGGATGGCGACCCTGTGGGCGGCCGCAGTCCCGCGGTGCTGCTCGTTCCAGCGCATCCGCAGCTCGTCGAACTCGGCGTCTCCGAGACGCCGGTCGACCTGGAGGATGCCGCCAGGCTGGGCCGAGTTGATGAAGAAGTTGCGGTTCCACTCCGCCGAGTACCTGGTGGCGTCGAGGTCAACGAGGATCGACTGGACCGGGCCCATGCCGCGGTACGGATCCATCGGGTTTGGCATGCGGAGCTGGATGACCTCGTCCACCCGGAGGGGGACCTGCTCACCGTCGGGGCCGGTGTAGATGTAGCCGGTCAGGTACTCCGTCGGGGACGGCACCGGGGTCATGCGGTCCGGCCGGACTGGCCACAGCTCCAGCGGGATCGCCGACCGCGGATCACGGCCGATCACCAGCCAGCCCTCGCCGGTCAGCTCGATGTGCTGCTCGAACGTCTCGACGAGTTCCTGCGTCGTGTAGAACCGGTTCGGGTGCTGCCACAGGTCGAGGGCGGCGTGCGCGGTGACCGGGGTGCGCTCGCCATCCGGGGTTGATGCTTTGCGGTAAAGCTTCCACTCGGTCTGGGCGGTGCCGTTGGCGAGCCGCGACACGATCGCAAAGAGGGTGCCGACGCTGCCCATTGCGGCCATCTGCGCGGCCATCCCGGACGGCCGGCCCCAGGGCGTGGCGAAGCCGCCGCCACGGCTGGACACGAACGGGATGGGGGCGCGGTCGAAGAGAGTGCGGAGCGGAGACCTCATCGGCGCTTCACCCCGTCCGTCGTCAGAGCTTCCAGGACCAGGGCGGCAACACCGGTGGCCGCCAAGCCGGGTGCGACGCCGAACGCCACCCACGCCGACGCGGTGAGGCTGCCAAGGCCAGCGACAGTGAGGAGCGCGGTACGGGCCTCCCGCGCGCGAGCGAGGATGCCGGTCACGATGCTGGTCACACCCACCTCACTCGGGGTCGGCCGCCGAGGTCACGGTCGGCGACGATGTAGCGGAGGGCGTCCATGCTGTGGTCGTTCTCCTTCACCGGGACCTCCTTCGGCTGCTTACCGGGCTGAGCGTCCCAGACGTACCCGACGACCTCCTCGGCTGTTCCGCACGGCTTCTTAGCGTCAACCAGCTCGCTGTCCCGCTCGACCAGTGCGTCTCGGCAGACGAACAGCCTCGGCTTGCCGTCACCGGCCGGACGGAGACGGGCCTGCACTGCCTGGATCCCGTCGCGCACCGTCTTGTGCGCCGAGCTGGTGCCGAGCCCGAGGTGGCGTTCAAGGGTGGCCCGATCCTCTGCATCGTGGTCGCAGATGATCGCCCGGGGCCGCGGCTCTATCCAGCGGCCACCCGGCGCCACCATGGCGAGGATGTCCCGGGCGTGATCCTCAACGAGGCGCTTCGTCCGGTAGATCTCGCGGTACAGGTACAGGCGCCCGTCGCCGTCCTCGGCCCAGCACTGCAGGACAAAGGGCGCGGTATACCCAAAGTCGATTGACCACCAACGAGTCCAGTCGGGCCTGACCACGGACGGGTCGACGATGTGAACCGATGGGTCCCAGTCCTCGTAGACGGCGCCCTCGCTCGCAACCCAGCGTCCCCAGCGCATCCGCTCGTAGCGGGCACCCACGAGGGTGTCGAGGCGGGCCAAGTAGTCCTTGCCGTAGCTGGTCCACTCCCCGTTGTCGTACATGCGGGGGTTGTCCTCGTGCTTGCTGTAGAGCATGCGGCTGCGGCCAGCATCGGCGCGGAGCTTGAGGTGGTGGGTTGGGGGGCCCGGATTGGTTGCCATGATCAATTGCTGATAGCTGAGCACCCCGTTCCGGAGACGGGTGACGAGGGTGTCGACGTCCTCCTCTGTGACCTCCACCGCTTCGTCGATGAAGACCAGGTCCAGCTCCATGGAGAGCAGCCGGCTGGCACGGTCGAGGCCGCTGACGACGATGACGCTGCCGTTGGCGTACCGGAACGAGGCCGGTTCCTGAGCGGATCCGCCGTAGAAGGAGACGGCGCCGGCAGCGATGGCTTCGGCGGCGACCTTGTTCCGGAAGGTGACGAGGGTCGAGCCAGTGAGGGAAGCGTGTGTCTTGCGGACGATGAGGGCGCGGACTCGGGGGGTGGACATGCAGGCGAGGTGGATCTTCATGAGGGCGCCGACGGACTTGCCCGTTCCGGCGGCGCCGCTCATGATCAGCTCGGTCTCGTGCGACTGGAATAGCTCCAGTGCGGCGCCGCGCGGCTCGTACCGGACGACGGTGCTGGTCATTGGCAGCAGTGCTCCGGGTACTCGCAGTCCTCGACGAGGTGGTAGTCGCCGCGGCAGCCACAGGGGCAGCCGCCGAGGATGCCGCGCGCCATGAGCTTGGCTGCCTTAGCAATGAGCAGCTTCTCGGGGATCGGGCCGGTGACCTTCTCCAGCTCGGCTTGGACGTTCCACCTCATGCGCCACGAGCCTGGCCGGTCGTCGAGGCCGGGGGTGCGGCGAACAGCGTCGATGAACGCCTGGTCCGGGATGTCCTTGCACTGCATTCGGCGGTTGCCGATCATCCGGATCATCACTGCTCCTCGGCGCGCAGGGCATCTAGGAGTCGCCCCAGGGTCGGGGGCGATGTGTCGAACTGCACGCTCACGCGGCCGTCGATCGGCGGGCGGGGCGGAACGAAGAGGGTGCATCCTTCCTCCCCGACGATCGGCCAGCCGCGCGTATCGACGACACTGCCAGTGGCGAGGTCAACTTCGTCGCCCCGCTGGCAGCCGGAGCATCCTCGGGTGCCACACGCGCAGCAGCCAGGGCACTCCCCGAGGCACCAACCACAGCAGGGCGTGTGGGCGAAGTCCGCAGGTACGGGCTCGTCGCTCATCGGTACTTGACCTCCCAAGCCCGGAGCCCCTTGTAGCGAGGCTGCCTATGGGCGGACTGCACGAAGACCTGCCGGTTGTCCCGGTCGGCAGTCCGCTGTGCAAGCAAGCGCACCAGCGGGATCGGGAGCGGCAGGCGGGAGTGGTAGGCGGATCGGGTCCAGCCATGGCTGGTGTGGGTGCTGTTTACGAGCCGCCAGATCGCCCTGCGGTGGGCCCACTTCCAGACTCGGTTCATCGCAGAACTCCCGTCGCAACAAGGGCGAGGGTTGCTCCGAACGTGAGCTGCACGACGAGGGCGAACGCCGCTTGTCCGCCCGTCATCGGGCGCCGGGGCTTGCCGACTGATGCGGGGAGCATCACGATGCTGAGGACGTACCAGGCCACCATGATCCAGCAGGCCGCGGCCATGTCAGTTGCCCCTCGTGTCGCTGGCGTTCGTAGCCTGGGAGTCGAGCCACTGTTCGATATCGCTCCACCTCGCTCGGAGGTGGCGCCCGACCCTGACGAGCTTCGGCCCGCCACCGCGGCTAGACCACTGGTAGACGGTTCCGATCGGGACCCCGCAGAAGTCCGCGATCTCCTCCGGCGTGGCGAGGGGCCGGATCGGGATTGGGGTTTTGTGCTGACACTCGCCTGTGCGCGACGTCTGCTGTTCCATGCCAGCACTGTGCACAACGACCGTGACAGGACCCTCTATCGCAGCGACTCCGGATCAATGCCGACGACCTCGTAGGTGACGCCGCCGCTGATCTGGGTCTTCGCCGGCTGGTCCAGGCCGAGGAGCTTGCGCCGCGACTCGGAGACCTTCACGATCCGGTCGATGGCGGCCAGCACCGGACCGTCGTCCTGCAGCGGCTGGCCGTCCAGCTCGACGACGCGGCCGTTCGACACGGTGATGTGCTTGCGTGCCAGCACCTCGACGGCCTTGCGGTGGGCCATGTCGAGGCGGTCGAGTTCGAACTCGATGGCGGCCTCGGCGGACTCTCGGACGACGTCGGCCATGGCGGCCTTGACGTAGCCGAACGCCTCCTTGACGTCGATCCCCATATCGGCGGCGATCTGCCGGTACGTCTTGCCGCGGGACCGCAGCGCGGCGGCGGTGGCTCGCCGTTCGGCGGTGCTGAGGGTGGCGAGGTAGCGGCCATTGCCGTCCCTCACCTGGTCTTCGGGTTGGTCGTTCATGGTCTCCCCTTTCCTGTGGGCAGGTTAGGGAGTGCATGGGTCAGCCCCCGGGTCCCGTCAGTTCCCGGGGGCTGTGCGCGGCCCACCCGCCACGAGATGCGGCGGCCCTGCGGTGGGGGAGACCGGGCGGGGCCGCCGCGACCCCACGTGCACGGTGGCAGGCGGGCGGGACATGGCCTGCCGAAGTCAGGTGGCGGGCAGCCAGGGCGTGATGGCGGCGGCCCACTGCTGGGCCATGACGACGTACGCGGCGTCAAGCGGGTGGGTGCCGTCGCTCGTCCACATGCCGGTGAGGACGGACATGTCGGCGGAGGTGACGCGGCCGGCGGCCTGGCGGGCTGCGACGACGTTGTCGATCCAGCCGTTGACCTGTGCCACGTTGGCGGCGAGGCCGGGGCTGCGGTAGTGGGCGAGGCGGGCGCACGCGACCTTGACGGTCGGCGACGAGGCGAGGATCTGGTCGACGAGGCTGGCGTACCGGGTCTGCCAGTCGGTGAGGTCGTTCGCGGCCCCGGCGTCGTTGGTGCCCAGGTGCAGCAGCACGATGTCCGGCTGGGCGGTCGGCAGCGCTGCGAGGATGGGCGGGGTCATGGTGCGGACGGTCTGCCCGCCTTGGGCTACGACGGTCAGCGGGGCGGCGATCCGTCGCTGGGCGAGGAGGTCGACGAGCCACGGCCGGTAGCCCGTGCCGCCGATGCCGTTGCCCCAGGCGTCCATCTGGCCAGCGCTGGTGGAGCCGGTGCCGACGGTGATGCTGTCACCCGCGCACATGATGCGGACGGTGGCGGTGGGCGGGGCGAGGACGGCCCGCAGGGCGGCGATGCTGTCGCGCTGGAACGCGGCCATGGCTGCAGATCGCTGCTCGACTGACCGGGTGTTGTAGGCGTCGAGGGCGTCGTCCCAGGTGACGTCAGACTCGCGGCACCAGCCGGCGGAGGTGGCGCCGATCGCGGTGGCGCAGGCGGTGTCGGGGCTGTACGGGGTGGAGGTCATGGGGCGGTTCTACGTGCCGGGGCGAACGGCGAAGACCCGCAGCTGAGCAGTAGCTGCGGGCCCCGCTGATCGATGTCAGCTCCTGGGGCCGGTACTGCCCCACAGAAGCACGCGCAGCCGGGAGACCTGCTCCCGACTGAGCGGGGGTGCCTGGTCGACGGTCTCCTGCACGCCGAGCCAGTACGCTTCGCCAGCCTTGTCGCCTCGGGCTGCAGCCCCCGCCGCCTTCACTCGGGCGTTCATGCCACGTACGGGAAGTCGGTCATCGGTGCTCCTGCCGGTGGTGACGGGCTTTGGCGGCGATGGTGTCGAGCGCAGCGTAGATCAGGTACGGGCCGACGAGGAACGCACCGACGATCGCGACCAGGACCGCGGCCACAAGCAGCTGCCCGGTCACTGGCTTGTCCCTCTCGCGGTGAGGGCTGTGCGGCGCTCGGTCCAGCCGGGGATGTCCCGCGTCTCGACGAACGTGCCGCAGACGGCGCATTCCCAGCCGCCTGGTTCCTCGTAGGCCACCGTCTTGCAGTGGACGGCGAGGAGTTCGAGGGTGCGATCCATGATCGTCCACCCGGCGTCCGTCTTGTCGCTCATGCGCTCATTCTCGCCCACTCCACTGACGGTCTGTCTGGTGATCAAAGCGATCGGCTCTCAGGCTGCTCGGTGGCAAACGGCGCACGGGACCTGCAGCTGCTCGCCATCGCCGTGGACGCGGGTGTGGATGGTGACCAGTCCGGCCCGGCAGCCGCGGACCTTGCAACGTCGGGCGGGACGGAAGACGGGGCCGGCGCCACCGGTACGGGCCTGCCACAGGACGCCGAGCACGGAGGCCTTGCCGCGGCCGGTCGCCTGGTCGACGGCGCGTCGGGCCTCCCGCTTCTTCGCGCGGGCCCACCGACGGGTGCGCTTCTTGCCTTCCTTGGCCAGCTCCCGGGCGGCGGTGACGATGTCATCGGGCACCCACTCGGCGTGCTGCTCGCCTTCGAGGACGTGGTCCCTCCACTCCCCGCGGAAGGTGGGCCGGTCCTTGGCCCGCAGTCGGCCGATGGCCCCGGCGAGGGCGGCCTGCAGCAGGCCGTTCGTGATGGTCGGGTGGTCGCCGCCGTGACCGCAGTCGAGGCAGCCGAGGCGAGCGGGCCACGTCTCGCGCGGGCCGCACAGGTCGAGGACCAGGGCGTGCCCGGCACCGCAGCTGGGGCAAGTGAGCGGCTGGCCGTCGAGCAGGGCACTGACGGTGCGCAGGTCGGGGGTGTAGTCGCCGAACATCACCGGCCGCCCTTGACGATCATGCGGCGGATGCGGACCTTGCGGGCGTGGATGACGGTCTGCGTCCCGCCGGCATGCCCGCCGCTCTGGGCGCGAAGCAGCTGCAGGGCGACCGGGGCGCCGCACACGATCGCGGCGAGCAGGACCAGGGTCTGCACCAGATGGGCGAGGGCCTCGACGAACGCGGCGAGCAGGTGCAGGCCGAGGGCGGCCAGGGCGAAGCTGCCGGCGCCGAGGAAGACGTTCACCGCGAGCGGGTGGGCAACCGCGGCCCGGGTGGCCGGCTGCTGGGCGGCGGCGATGACGACCGACTGCACGGCCGGGGCGGCGACGTATGTGGCGACCATCTGGCCGTCGCTGGTGGGCAGGTACGCGATGGTCATCTGCTGGGCGGGCAGAACGCCGGGGGCGGTCTGCGGGTGGGTCGGGGCGAGGGGTTGCGGGGTGTAGACGGCGGGTTCCACAGTGGTCTCCTGGCGGGCGGTCTGGGTGCATTTGGGTGGGGGTGCGGACCTGGACGGCGCCCGGACGGGTCGGGTATTGATGCAGGTCAGGAAGGTGCGCGACTTGGACGGGGCCCGGACGATGCTCCCGGGAGCTGGTCCGGGTCGGTGCTGCGGCGGCCGGGTCGACGGCCGCCCCGTCCGGGGGCAAATCCCCCCAAAGCGGGGCGGCCGTCCGGGGCCTGGCCGGGTGTCAGGCTCCGTCGACCAGCTGCTCGGCGGTCCTCTCGACCAGGAGTCGGGGGTAGCCGGCGACCCGGGAGCCCTGCCAGGCTCGCTTGGCCTTGTCGGCGTCGGAGCGGACGACCAGGGCGGCGAGCCGCTCGGCGGTGACGTCCTCGACGCCGGCCGCGCGGATCGCGTCCAGCAGCACGGACCCGGGCAGCCACTCGGCCTCGTGGTCATCGAGGGCGTCCAGAGCGGCGGCCAGGATCATGCCGTCCACACCGGCCGCGCGGGCCCGGTCGGCGAGGGAGGGCCCGGCGCCGGGCAGGGTGCCGGCGGCCTCCCGCAGCGCGTACGCCCGCTTGGCCAGCGCCCGCACCTCGTCGTCGCTGTAGTAGTCGCTGCGGACCATCACCGGCTCGGCGCCCTCGGCAAGCAGCCAGCCGGCGCCACGCATCTGCGGCTCGACCAGGGTGGCGGAGTAGCCGGCGGAGGCCCGGCCCTGACCGAGGATCGTGTCGGAGGCCTGCGGGGTGGTGCAGCGCAGCGCCCACCGGATGGACAGCAGGTCCCGCAGCGAGGACGGGACGACGTCCGCGCCCGGCTTCTGCGTCGCGGCGCCGGTGATGATCCCGGCCGCTCGCCCGCGGCTCACGATGTTCCGCAGCGCGGCCACGATCTTCCGGCCGAACTCCTCGTCGGTCGTGTAGTACATCAGCTCGTCGATCCAGAGCAGGTGCAGGCGGAGCAGCGGGTGGTCGGCGGCCAGCTGCGGCGTGACCTTGCGCGCGCCGAGTTCCTTGAGCAGCGCGTACCGGCGGCCCATGTCGGCGATGACGTCCTGCAGCATCAGCCAGCAGGCCTCCGGGTCGGCCGCGCCCTCGTACCGGGCGGCCAGCGGCACGTAGTCCTCAAGGTCGCCGCCGCCCTTGCCGTCGGCGAGCGACAGGATCACGTACGGGTCGAGCGCCGCGGCCAGCAGTAGCGCGTTCGCCGAGGCGGACTTGCCGGAGCCGGGCTCACCACCGGCCAGCACCGACCGCTCGACCAGGCTCATGCTGTACCGGTCGCCGCGGACGGTGACGCCGATCGGCACCGCCTCCCACAGGGACACGGGCCGGTCGAGGGTGAGCAGCGGGCCCGGCGCGGCCTTGCCGGTGAAGGGCAGGTCATCGGCCACCCACAGGTGCACGCGGCCGGCCCGGCCAACGCGGGTGATGTGGACCTGGGCGGTCTCGACGCCGAGCGCGCCGGCCAGGGCCTCAGCGGCGCCCTGCGCCTTGGCGGCGGTCTTGCCTGCGGGCAGGTCGAGGGTGACCGTCCAGGCGGCGGTGTCGCGCATGCACGGGGTGACCAGTCGCAGCGACTCCTCCCCGCCGATGATCTTCGCGGCGCGGAACGCGCTGTCCAGCATGGCGTCGGTCAGCGGGTCGCCGTCGCCGAGCACCCGCCGGTCGCCCTCCCACCGCTCCTCGGTCGCCGGCTTGCGGCCGGCGAACGCCGCGACGGACAGGGAGGCGCCGAGCGCGGCGGCCAGGCCGAGCCACCCGGCCTCGATGTATCCGGCCGTGTCGGCGGCGGCCGGCAGGACGTAGACGGCACTAGCGCGGAGCAGGATGCCGCGGCGGATCTCCTTGCGGGCCTTCTTGTGCGCGGCGACGGCGGCGACGGCCGCGGTCTGTGCCCGGTCTGCGTGCTGCTGGGCGGCCTGACGCTGCGTCGGCATCAGGGTGTACCGGGCCCGGCGGGCGGCGGCGCGGGCCTCCTTCGTAGCGATGTGCGCCTGGTGGGCGGCGGCCTGGACGTGGACGCCCTGGAAGCCGACCACCCAGTCGTGGCCGCGCTTGATGCCGCGGGCGGTCTGGGCGGCGTGGCCGCGGGCGGTGGTCTGGCGGGAGAGCCAGCGGCGGGCGGAGCGGCGGGTGCGGATCGCGGACCGGCGGCGGGCGGCGGCCCGGCCCTCGGGGCTGCGGGCCCAGCTGGGGATGAGCGGGAGATCGCCGGCAGGGTCGTCGGGGAGCGGCGCGTATACGGGGTCGGCAGCTGGCGTCTTACCCTGCATGGCGGTCTCCAGCTCGGCGAGGACCTCCGGGGAGAAGTGGCGGGCGAGGTCGTAGGTGCCGGGCTCGTCGTCGGCGGGGCCGGGGGTGGGGCCGGTCGTGTACTCGGACATCGGGGGTGCTCCAGTGATCGCGGGCGGGGGTGGTGGGCTACTTCTTGGCTGCGTTGCGGGCGGTCTCTGCGGCGGCACTGCGGGCCAGCGGCGAGTACGCCGGGGTGTCGCCCTTCCGACGTCGCGGCGGGGTCGGCTTGGGCCTGTCTGTGACCCTCGCGGTGACCCTCTGGGCGGTGGGGGGGATTTGGGCGTTGAGCTGGATCTTCTTGGGCTCGCGGTAGACGCGGATCCGCCCGTCCTGGAGCACTACGGGCAGTGGCGTGTCGTCACCTGCGGTCGCTGCGCGGAGCTGCTCGGTGGCGGCCTTCCGGACGGCGATGGACTCGGCGGTCTCGCCGATCTGCGCGCCCTCGCCCTTGACGTCCTGCCAGGCCCGCTGCCACACCTGGTCGGTGATGGTGAGGTGGCCGGCGGCGGATGCGATGTAGGCGGCGCGGGCGTACACGTCGGGGTGGTCGCGGTGTCGGCGGGCGTCGAGTTCGAGGGCGTCGGCTTCGGCAGCGGCGGCGAGGGTGGCGGCCTGCTTGACCTCGGCGGCGGCGGCCTTAGCGGCTGCCTTCCGGGCGGCACGGCTGGGCTTCCCGGCCCGCTTGGCGATCTTCCCGTGGGTGTGGAGCGCCCACGTCGTCGGGCCCAGCAGGGAGAAGAACGCGCCGACCGCACCAACCAGCTGACCGTTCGTGGCGATCAGGTCCGGGCCGTGCAGCCAGTTCATCGTGGCGGCGAACCCGGCGACGATCAGGGTCGCGGCGATGTAGTGCCAGGCGCGGCGCTTCTCGGCGACAGCGGCATCAACCTGGGCGAGCATCACCCACGCCGCGTACTCCAGGCCGAGGGGCACGACGACCAGCGCCGGGTTCATCAGCCAGAACGCGACGACCTGGATGGGCAGGGCGATCAGCACGGACACGGTGACGAGCTGCCGGGCAGTCTTCTCGGCCCGCGCCGCGAGAGCGGCGACGCGGTCACGTTCGGCCTGCTCGGCTGCCTCGATGGCGGCTGTGGCGGCCCGTTCCTTCTCAGCCTGCGCGGCTGCCTCGGCGTTGGCCCGGCGGATCTCCTCGGCCTTGGCCTGGTGCGCGGCGATCTCGGCGGCGGCGCGGGCGGTCTTCAGCTCCTGGGCGGCGGCGCGGGACGCGGCCTCGTCGGCGGCCTTGATGCGGGCGGTCTCGGCGTCGGCGTGGGCCTTGAGGCGCACGGCCTCAGCCTCGGCCTCGGCGCGCAGCCGGGTGGCGTCGGCGTTGGCGGCCTGCTCGGCGTACGACGGGTACGGGTCGAACGGGCCGGGGCCGGTGTGGTCGATGGTGGCGGTCATCAGTGGGCTCCCAGGTGGGCGGTGGTCATGGCGACCAGCTGGCGGGCGGCTTCGGCGGCGGTGCGCTGTGCTTCGGCGGCGGCGTGGGCGGCTTGGCGGGCTTGTTCGGCGGCGGCCGCGGCACGGGCGAGGTCATCGGCGGCGCTCACCGTCGTGCCCCGTACGGTCCGGGCGGGACGGGGCGGAACGCGGCGTCGAGGGCGAGGACAACGAGCAACGCCAGGCCGGACGTGATCTTCGTGTCCGTGGCGAGGCTGATGCCGAGCAGCTCCAGGGCGGCCAGGATCGGCAGGAGGATCGGGGCGAGGATCCGCAGGCGGAGCCAGATGCCGGCAAGGATCTGGCGGGTTTCGGGCAGGGGCATGGCGGTCTCCAGTCGTGGGGCGTGCGGCGGGTGTCTGAGTGCCTGCGGCTGCCGCACAGACCTGGGGGGCTGTGCGGCGCCGTACGGCGATCAGGCGGCGGGGTCAGCTCTGCGGCTGGGCGAGCGGGGTGTCGCGGTTCGCGCGGTAGAGGTCGGCGAGTTCGCTGCCGTCGGTCGTGCGGGTCGCGAAGCGGTCGGTGACCTCGGCGACGATCTGCTTGCAGCGGCTGTCGTCGCCGGCCTGGCGGGCGGCGCGGTAGTCGTCGGCGCTCTGGTGGGCCATGGATGTGTCCTCTCGGTTGGTCCGGCACCGGGGTTGGTGCCGGGTGGTGCGCGCTCCTGGGTCTGAGCCGTGCCAGCCGTGGTGTCTGCTGGTGGAGCGCGCCGGGTTCAGCGGCTGGGCTGGTTGGCGATCTGCTCGGGCGTGGTGCCCAGCCCGAGGGCCGTGTTCAGGCCGGACACTGCGGAGCGGGCCGCCTCGTGGGCTTGCGGCGACTGGCCGCCGTGCTGGGCGACGGCGGCGTTGATGCGGTCGAATCCGTCGCGGGCGATCTGCGCGCCGAGGTCGGTGACGTCACTCATGGGGTTCTCCTGGGTTAGCGGGTGGCGGGGGTGAGCTGGTCGCCGCGGAGGATCGCCGGGCCGAGCAGGTCGTCGAAGAACCCGCTGCCGGGGAACTCGACCTCGTAGTCGCCGTCCGACCGGACGTAGCAGACGGTGCCGGTGCTGCCGTGCCGGGCGAGGCCCGGGGCGTTGACCTTGACCTGGTCGCCCTTCGCGAAGGTGGCGGCCACGGTCAGCTCTCCTGGTTCTGGTCGCGGCGCTGGTACTCGCGGTCGAGGAACCAGGCGGTCACGTCGAGGGCGGCCAGGACGGCGACGGTCACGGTCACGGCGGCCGGGTTGGCAAGCGGCTCACGGGTGATCAGCTCGACCAGGCCGACGGCGGTGAGGACGGCGACGCTCTTCCCGATGGTCCAGAAGAACAGTTCGACCAGGTACAGGACCGTGTCGAGGGCGGCGAGGGCGGCGCTGGTGATGCGGTTCATGGCGGGCCTTTCAGGCGGAGGTGACGAGCTCGATGGCGGCGGTCGGGACGTCGTGCTCCTCGGCGATGGCGGCCGCGAGGATGTGGCTGGCCGGGGTGGCGCCCCAGATCTCCAGGAAGTAGACGGACGGCTCGTCGCCGATCCGGTAGGCGACGAGGTCGGGGATGATCTGGGCGGCGGGGGTGGGCTCGGGCATGACGGTTCCTTCCGGGTTGGTGGTGCGGGGGTTGTGCGGTCCGGTGGCCGGAGCGGGTCACGGCCACCGGACCGAGCTCAGTGGGCGTAGGCGGCGCGGGTGTCGGCGTGGTCGAGGTGGCAGTCGCCGCAGCAGGGGTCACCGGACGGACCGGGGGTCAGCTCGGAGGCGTCGCCCTCCCAGTCGCAGAAGTCGCAGGCGGCCATGGCGATCACGCGGCCAGGGAGAGGCGGGCAGCGACGGCGCGGTAGGCCGGCTTGCGGGGCTTGTAGATGGTGGCCATGGCGGCGACCTCGGCCGGGGTGTAGTGGCGGGCGTCTCGCATGTGCCGGCCGGCGTGGACGCGGACCTCGGTGCCGGTGATGCCGGCCTTCTTGGCGGCGGTGCGGAGGCTGCCGGCGACGCTGCGGGCGTCGTGGTGGGTGAGGCCCTGGGCGATGGCGTGGGTGGCGAGGGTGCCGGTGCCGCGGCGGTTGATGCGGGCGGCGGCGCGCTGGGTGCGGGTCCGCTGGCGGATCAACTGCTGGGCCTTACGGGCACTGGCGTTCATGAGGCTCCCCCTCGAAGTGCGGACTCCGTCTGCAATCCATAGTTGCAGACACAGTCGGCACTTGCAAGTGGATTGACCCCGTCTTCTATGCAGACATTGGCGGCAACCTGTGTCATCATCGCGCCATGGAATCCGCAGCACCCATCGACGATGTCAAGGCCGCAGCAGCCGCCTACAAGAGGACGAAGGCAGCGCACGAGAAGGCGCAGGCTGCCCTTGCCGATGCGGTCGTTGCCGCCCTTCGCGCCGGCGAGCGGCCGGCTGACGTTTCCCGCGCTTCCGGCTGGGACCGCGAGTACAACCGGCGGCTGAAGACGAAGGCCGACGAGCGGGACAACGCCGCCAGCTGACGAGGCAGCACGAGGGCCGCCCGGCGTGTGCCGAGCGGCCCTTTCGCATGCCTGCTGCTAGTCGTCGAGGAGCGTCGGCAGCCGGACGCCGGCACGGCGGTGGGCTTGGCGGACGGCGTCCCAGCCGATGCCGAGCCGGCAGGCGATGCCTTCGCGGGAGTAGCCCTGGGCTGCGAGTTCGGCGGTGTCTTGGATGACGGCCTGCTGGCGGCTGGTTTCACCGCCGAGGTCGGGCCGGGTGTTGGGGTGGTCTATGTCGTCCCAGGCGGCGGCGGGTGCCCAGCCGTGGCGGGAGGCGAGGGCGCGGGCTTCGGCGGCAGCGAACGGCGGCACGTCGTGGTTCTCAGCGGGCTTGTTCCACCGTTCGAGGTACAGGGCCTCGACGCGGCTGGCGACGTGGATGGAGGTGCGGGGGTACCGCTGGTGGAGGAGGTCGGCGAAGTGCCCGCGGCCGACACCGAGCAGCGCGGCCAGGACGGCCGGGGGGTTGCCGGCGACGACGAGGGCCTGCAGTCGGCGGGCGGTGCCGTGGCTGTGGGTGGTGGCGGCGCGGCCGGTGAGGGGGGTGGGCTGGGCTGGCACGGGGACAGCGAGGATGGCGGCTTCGGTGGCGCGGCTGATCGTCGGCGTGTGCCGCTTCGCGATGCGGTACAGGGTGGCGGCGCTGCGGTGGGCGGCGGCGGCGATCTGCGGGTCACGCATGCCGGCCCGGCGGAGGAGTGCGATGTGGTGGGCGGCGCGGTCGGGGCTGGTGGTGGCGCGTACGCCCTGGCGGCGGAGGTAGCGGGCGTACGTGGTGGTGCTGGTGGTGGGGGTGTTGTGCACGGTGCATCTCCTGTGCTGGGCGTAAGGTGATCACACCGTGTGGGGCGTCCCTATGGCTGGCGGGCCGGGGCGCCCCTCCTGCTGTCTGGTCAGTGCTTCTGCTTGGCGATGGCATCGGCGACGGCGAGGAGGCTGGCTGCAATGGCGTTGAGCGCCATGAGCTGTGTAGCCGCGGCGGCCTGCTCGAACGTCAGGTTGGATGGCCTGCCGTTCCGCGCGGTTGTGAGATTGGTGCAGGTTGCATCGACCGTGTTGATCAGCTCGGCGGCGAACTGGTGGGAAGTGGCGGGCGGGTTGAGCACTGGTTCTCCTCCTCAGATGGCGTGCTGGTAGGCGGGGCCGATGCGCACGTCGGCGATGGGGACCCAGGTGCGGCCGCGCCACAGGTGGGGGCCGTCGGGGCCGTAGGTGAGGTCGAGGTCGTCGCCGTCGGGTTCGATGTCGAGCCACAGCCACCGGTCGTCGGCGAAGCGCGGGTCGTGGTCGTCAGCGCAGCTCACGGCCGAACCTCGCAGCAGGCGGCGCAGGCGCAGCAGAGCGGCGTGCCCAGGTAGTTGCGGTAGACGACGTTGGGCGATTCGCAACTTGCGCAGGCGTCGTCCGCCTTGATCACTTTGCTGCTGTCCGCAAAGTGATCACCGTCCCGGTCAAGCTCGGCGAGCATCTCCTCCGCCGCACGCTTCCGGTCGGACGTGTGCCGCCACCGCTCACACTGGGCCCGCACCCGATTCAGCGCGCCCCCGGTCCGGCCGTGCGCTGCAACCTCCCGCGTGTAGGCGCCCTCCCAGTACTCGGCGGCCTTCTGCCCCGAAGTGAGGGCCTGCTCCAGGCCGCGGACCTTCGCCTCGTGCCTGTCGTCGGAGCACGCCAGCGGCACGCCAGCGGCGAACTGGTCCCGCTCGGCTTCGGCCTTCTCTGCGCGGACATGCTCCGCGTAGCAGGAGTCGAGCACCCTGGCGCAGGACAGGCAGCTCGTGCCCCACGTGATGGCGTTGTCCTGCTCGGCCAGCCTGGCCTCGGCCTGCTCTGCCCGCTGCAGCGCCTCGTCGAGCTTGTCGATCAGTGCTTCGATCGGCGGCACCAGCGACGGCCAGTCGTCGCCGTGGCCGCCCCACGGCTCCAGCAGATCCCGGGCCTCGGCGAGCAGGGCCTCGCGCATCGAGGTGCCGGTCTGCAGCTGCTCGACACGGGCCTGCAGTTCGGCGCTCCGCTCGCGGGCCTGCCCGAGGTCGCCCTCCAAGGCGCGCACCTCGCGCCTGGTGTCGGCGAGCTGCTGCCCCAACTGCCGCTGCATGGCACTGCACCCGGGCTCAGGCTGGTACGGGACAGTCATGACTGGGCCTCCGGTCCGTCGAGGGCGGAGATGGTCGGGCAGGGCCAGCCCTCGCGGCAAGTGCTGCACTCCAGGACGCCGAACTCGTTGCCGAACTCGGTGGTGTGCAGGGCCCGGGCGGCGGCGAGCTTGGCCTCGGCCTGCCCGAGAGCCGCCTCGTGGTCGCACTCGATCGGGTCGGGGCAACCGCTGGTCTGCCGGTCCAGCAGGTCGCTCGCCACGGACGGGTCGGGGCAGCCCAGGTGCGAGCAGGTCACGTACCCGCCGACGCCGAGGATCAGCGTGTTGCGGGAGCAGGCCGGGCAACGGCCCTGCACGGTCGGGGTGGCGGTCATCGGGGGGCCTTCCTGCTGGAGCGGTCGATGGTCCGGACAGCGCGGTCGAGCGAGTCCTTCGCGCCCATCAGGTAGTCGCTGCGGCTGTGCGGGTCGAGGCGCCCGGTGAGGGCGGCCAGCCTGAGGACGGCGGCGACGGCCCGCTCGGCCCGGTCGAGGCGGGCGTACAGGTCGTCGAGCTGGTCGTCGGTGATCTCGCTGGCGGTGGGACGGTCGCTCACGACTGCGGCTCCTCGCGTCGAACGACGATTGCCCCCTCCGGGGCATCCGCCAACAGCCCGTCGACGCTGATCGCGACGCGGAAGCTGTGCTCCAGGTCGATGGCGACGCGGCCGCTCGGGAACTCGACGCCGTGGTAGATGGCTCCATCGGGCAGGTGGAGCCGGAACGGGCGGCCAAACTGCTCGGGTTGGTCGGTCACGGCTGTTCTCCTTCGGTGAGTGCTCGTTCGAGTTGGGAGATGGCCCGTCGGCGTGCCCGTCCGGGGCGCTGGTCCGGGTCGGGCCGGCAGGCGGAGCGCTGGACGGCGGCGACGACCGTGGCGGAGATGGCGATCAGGACGGCGAGGACGATGCCGGTCACGGGTCGCTTCGGGTGCCGAGGGTGGCGGCGGCGAGGAACACGATCAGGGCGAGCACGCCGAGCACGGCGGCGACGGCGGCCCACATCACGACGCACCGCCTGTGTCGATGCCGCCGCCGGGCAGGATCCGCCACACGCCAGCACTGACCGGATCGCACCGCATACAGATCCGGCTCGTCCGCCACGGGGTGAGGCCCTCACCGTCGAGGACGAACAGCTCGGTGACGCGGACCTCGTAGTGACCGAACACGCACGGCCGGGTGTCGATGCTGGGGTGGCCTGCAACGAGGGTGGCGGTCACGACGCACCGCCCAGGTCCAGCGGCGCCCACAGGTCCCTGATCGTCTGCGCGCACTCCTCCAGGAACTTCTGCACCGCAGGCTCGTCCGCCTCGGTGACCGGCAGCTCGACCGAGCAGGCGATCGCCTTTCGCTGGAGCATGAAGAACATCAGCAGCGTCTCCGCACCATCCCAATCGTGGAACCCGGGCTTGCGCCAGTCCCAGCGGAACAGCAGGTTCTGGTCGCGGTCGTAGTTGTAGAGGGTGGTGCCGGTGAAGTCGGCCCAGCCGGTGTAGTGGGTGTGGTGGTCGCGGGCGTACCAGTTGCCTTCCTGGCAGTAGTACGGGTGGTCGATCTCCCACAGGTGCTGCTGCTCGGCGGGGGTGGGGGTGTCGGGCATCGGTGCTCCAGGGGTGCGGGGCCGGCCGCCGAGTGACGGCCGGCCAGACGGTCAGCGGGACGGCGCGGCAGCAGGGACGGGGCGCGGGTGCGCGGGGCACTCCCAGTTCGCCGCGATGTTCTCCCGGTAGTGCTGCATGGTGATCAGCTCGACGGTGACGCCGCGCTTGATGTCACGGGCACGCTGGTCCTTGCGCTTGGTGAAGTGCCGGTGGGCGGTGTCGGGGTCGGCGATGGTCCAGCCGCCCTGGCCGGAGACGACGGCGACCATGGCAGCGGTGATGCAGCCGCAGGGCTCGCGCTGGAGCCAGCCGCATTCGTCGAGGGGGACGTGCTGGCCGTCGATGTGGACGGTGAGAGTGGGGCCGGCCATGGTCAGCTCTCCTGGGTGCCGCGGGCGGCGAGCAGCCAGGACCACGGCTTGCCGTCGGGCTCGCCGTCGACGGTGAGCGGCTGGCCCAGGACGGCCGCGGTGATGGCGGCAACGACACGGGCGGGCGGGGCGAGCACCGGCACCGGCAGGGGCTCCGGCGCGGTGTTGGAGCCATCCGCGTTCATCTCGGCGATGTCCCAGCCACTGCCCGCGTTCCAGCAGACGAGGATGCCGTCCTCGAAGCGGTCGTGGTCGGGGCCGACCTGGAGGACGTCCGAGGTGTCCCAGGAGAGGACGGCGGACGGGATGGTGGTGATGCCGTCCTCGGCGAGTTCGTCGCAGTCGCGGACGTCGAACAGGTCGGGGCGAATGTTGGCGCCTTCGAGGGCGTAGTCGACCTGCCAGAGGTAGTCCTCGGCCTGGTCCATGGTGATCTCGACGGGCTGCATGGTGTGCTCCTGGTGGCTGGTGTGGGTGGCGGGCGGGGGCGGGGCGGTGACAGCCGCCCCGCAGGTGGATGTCAGCGGTGGCCGGCGGTCCAGCAGTCGGGGCAGATGTCGCGGCCGCGGGGCAGCGCGTGCCAGCCGGAGGCGCGGCGTTCGCGGCGAACCTCGGCGGCGGTCGAAGGGTGGGACAGGTGCGTGGCGTTGCCGCAGCCGTCGTCCTCGGACTTTCCGGGGCCGTCGCAGTTGATAGCGATGTAGGTGGCAACGCTCATGCCGCCACCGCCTGGCGGGACGGGGCGAGTGCGGCGGCGATGAGTGCGCGGCCGAGGGGGACGGGGACGGCGTTGCCGATCTGCTGGCTGATGTCGCGGCCGGTCCACGGGTAGTCGGCGGGGAACCCTTGGAGAAGTCCGGCTTCGGACCAGGTGAGGCGCGGAAGTTCGTTGCCGTCGGGGTCGACGAGACGCAGCCGGCTGATCTTGCCGGTGACGGTGAATGCCGGTTCGTCGGAGGCGCGGCGGCCGCGTGCCTTGGGGTCGCCGCCGGTGCCGTAGTTCGACACGACGGTGAACGGGCCGCGGTGCGGCAGGACATCGCCCATGGACACCCACGGCAGTAGCGTCGGGTCTCCGGCGTCCCGGGGAACGCCCTTGCGGTACGGGCGGTGGGTCGGCGCCGGGAGGGCGGCGGGGCCGTCCAGGCGGGCGATCAGGGCGGCGCGGCGGCGGGCCTGCGGGGCGCCGTACTCCTCGGCCCGCAGGACGCCCGTGGCCACGCTGTAGCCCTCGGCGCGCAGGATCTCCGCGTACGCCTGCCAGACGGGCAGGGCCTGCGGGACCTGTTCCAGCACGATGGCCCGGTACGGGCGGCCGGCGTCGACTGCCTTGAGGGCCCAGCGCAGGGGCTGCAGGACCAGGCCGGTCCGTTCGTCGTCCATGCCGCGCAGAAGGGCCGTGATGTTCTGCCGGACGGCCAGCAGCCGGGCGCAGGCGAGGACGCGGTCAAGCTGGGCACTGCCGGACCCGGTGCCGGTGACGCTGAACGTCTGGCAGGGCGGCCCGCCGGCGAGGACGTCGGCGGACGGGAACTGCTCCGGCTCGTAGCCGCGGACGTCGCCCGGGACGGTTCCGTGTCCGGCGGCGATACGGGTGGCGCACGCGTCACGGTCGAACTCGATGCCGATGGCGTGGTGGCCGAGGTCGCGGGCGGCCTGGTCGAGGCCGCCGGGGCCGGCGAACAGGTCGACGATGCTGGTCATGGTGGTCTCCGGTCAGCGGACAGACGGGACGGCGGAGGTGGGACGGTGGTTCTCTCGCCAGTGCGTGTTGGCCCACTCGACGGCCTCGCCGAGGTGCTGCAGCGGTCGGCCGAAGTCGCCGGTCCCGGGCGGGCAGAGGAGGCAGGTGAGCCTGTTCTGCGGGGTGATGTCGAAGTGGTGGAGCCGGGGCGCGTACGCCTTGTGGCGGATGATCACGGCTTCGGGTTCGCCGTCGCGGGTGACGAGGAGGGGGCCGCGGGTGCGGTGGCTGTCGAGGCCTGCGAGGAGGTCGCTGAGGTTGAGGGCGAGGTCGCGGATGTCGATGGGGTTCATCGGGTTCCTTTGGTGGCGGGTTGGGGGCCTGCTGGCTGGTCGCAGGTGAGGCGACCAGCAGGCAGCAGGTGGGTCAGGCGCTGGCGGGCTGGTCCTGCACGGTGACGTCGACCTCGATGCGGTGGTCGTTGGGGCAGTGCACGTACATGCGGGACCCGTTCAGGCCGTAGACGGTTTCGACCTCGAAGACATCCATCGCGTCGGCGGTGCAGTCGGGGTGCGGGCAGGCGAGCACGGGTGTCTCCTGGGGGCTGGTGGTGTACGGGCGGGACAGCGGGGAGGGGTCAGGCCGTGGTCTTCTCGACGAGCTCCAGGCCCTTCTCGGCGGCCCAGCGGCGGGCGGTGCGCTCGTTGCAGGCGTCGCGGTGGGCGTTGAAGTCGGTGTAGCCGTAGGCCTGGTAGGCGATGGGGCCGAACTCGATGTCGGCGGACAGGTTGCCCTCGGCGTCGGCGGTGGCGGTCAGGCCGTGCTCGGCGGCGAAGTCGGTGACGGCCTGGTTGGTGTGCAGCGGGAGGAGGAATCGCTGGCCGGTCGGGGCGGTGACGTCGGGGTTGGCGTCGATCCAGTCGGCGAACTGGCGGAGGCCGGCGGTGAAGGCGGCGCGGGTGGTGTCGGTCATGGGGTCCCCTCCGAGATTGAGCGCTTGTTTGCAGCGCTTCTTTGTGTCTCTAGATTAGGGCCAGCGACCCCATGATCGCAAGAAAGTAGCGGTGCAGATCTGCGCTCTTTTCGAGCGCTCACAACCGGCGCTACCCTGGAGCCATGACAACCGACCCACACATCGCCGCCGTAGCCGCCGCCACAGCCCGCTTCACCAAAGCCCGCGCCGCACTCGAAGACGCACTGCTCGAAGCACTCCGCCAGCCCGACGCAAAGCCCACGAAGATCGCCGCCGCATCCCCCTGGACGCCGGCCTACGTCCGCGCCTTCGCCCGCAAGAACGGCATCGAGCCCGACCCCGCCTACCAGCAGCGCACCGCCGCCAGCCGCAAGGCCGCCACCGACTGACCGCCACCGACCTGCGAGCCGCTCGGCACCGCCGCGCGGCCCCTCGCCATGCCCGCACACCGGTCAGCCCTCCTGCGGCGTGTCGGCCCACTCGCTGCGGCCGGTCGCGCCGAGCGCCAGGGCCGTCGCACACGGCCAGGTCGCGGGATTGCCGTAGCCGTCGTAGCAGGTGCGGCAGCTGGTCATGTCACGCTCGTGCAGGTCGCGGGCGGCGATCAGCATCACGTCGCGGGGGTCGTTCATGGTGGTGCCTTTCGTTGGGTCGGTCGGGGGTTGGCTGGCGTGTGGCCTGTGGCGGGGCCTGGTGGGGTCTGTGGCGGCCGTTGGGGTGTGGGGCGGGGTGGTGGGGCGGGGTGGTGGTTTCCGCGCCCCTGTGGGGCCGTCAGGCGGCTTCTGTGTGGTTGCACTCGCCGAGGAGGCAGGGTTTGACGGTCTGCCACTGGTCGGGGCTGACGAGGCGGTAGCGGATGCCGCGGCGGTGTTCGCGTTGGCGGTCGCGCTGGTTGGGGGTCCAGTGGGTGGCTGCGGCTTCGGGGGTGGTGAAGGCGTCGCCGTGGTGGCTGCCGGTGGCGCAGCCGTTGGGGGCGAGGCGGATCCAGCGGCATGCGGCGAGGGGGTGGTTGACGCCGTCGAGGGTGACGAAGAGGAGGTGGGCGGGCATGGGGGTCTCCTGTTCAGGCGGCGTTGCGGTGGATGAGCCAGGCGTCGAGCCGGCTGGGGTGGCTGCCTCCGGCGATGGGGCGCCGGCGGGGTGTGCGGCAGGGAGTGCCGGGCTTGGCCTGGCAGGCCGGGACGGGGCACGGGATCTGCCACTCGTCGGGCTGGTCGCGGTGGAGCTTGGCGCGGAGGCTGGCCGGCATCGGGGCGCCCATCAGGCGCTCCGGCGGCGGTCTGCGCCGACCATGGCGACGATGTCGGTCATCTCGGCGAGGCGGCTGACGATGCGGTCGCCGAGGACGCTGGAGAGGTCGGGGCCGTTGCTGGCCTTGGTGGGCAGGTTGCTGGTGAAGATCGTCGGCAGGCAGGCGTTGTACCGGTTGTTGATGAGCCGGTAGGTGGTTTCCTCGACCCACTCGCTGGCCTTGGCGGAGCCGAGGTCGTCGAGGAGGAGGATCGGTATCCGGTTGAGGCGCTTGAGCTCGTACTCGGCGCCGGATGCGCTGCCGCCGGGGCGGAGGCTGCCGTACATGTCGGCGGCGGTGGTGGCGATGATCTCGTACCGGTCGGGGCCGGCTTCGGCGACGGCGCGGAGGGCGCCCCATGCCTGGTGGGTTTTGCCGGTGCCGGTGGTACCGGTGAGGAGGAGGGATCGGGCCTTGCTGGGGTTGCGGGCGACCTGCCCGGCCCAGGCGAGGACGGTCGGGTCGGTGGTGGTGGCGTCGTCGTACCGGGTGGGTACGGCGTTGCGCCAGCGGGTGAGGGCGAACTCGGCGCGGGCGCGGCGGTGGAACTCGGGGTGGCCGGGCTGGTCTTCGGTGGGTTCGTCGGTGACGGGGCCGGCGGTGATGTGGCCGAGGCCGCGGAGGTCGAGTCGGGCCTGGAGGGCGGCCATGGCTGCGTCGCCGTTGAAGGTGCGGGGCTCGGGCATCAGGTCCACCCGTTCTGGTAGGCGCTGTGGTCGGTCGGGTTGGTGTAGGGCTGCCAGTTGGTCTGGCCGCCGGCGATGGCGCGGAGTGGCGGCCGTTCGGCGTCGGCGCTGGGCATCGGGGGGAGTTCGCACCAGCCGGGGAGGAAGAACCGGGCGGAGTCGACGTTGCCGTTCTGCCGGGCGTAGGAGCGGCGGGCGTAGTCGACGAGCGCGGGGATCCCGGACTTGTTGATGGCGGCGTGGAGCTTGAACCACTCGGCTTGGTTGAAGGGCCAGCGGACGGTCACGCCGGCGAGGCCGAGTTGGTCGGAGAGGGGGCGGGCGAAGACCGGGAACGCGTCCGTGTCGATCGCTCTATCGCTCTTGGTAGAGGTGGTTTGGTAGTGGGGTCCGGATTCCGGACCACTAGGGGTCCGGTTCTCGGACCCCCCCGGTCCGGATTCCGGACCCCTAGCGTTTTCCGTACCGGTCCGGTTTCCGGACCCCTGCTCAGCGTTAGGGGTCCGGTTCTCGGACCCCTGCGAGTCGGCTACCGGTCCGGTTTCCGGACCCCTACGGGCCGCGGTAGGACGCTCGTAGCCAATTGCCTTCGGCAGTTGGTAGAGCGCGGCGCGGCTACCGCGAGCCTCTTCGAGGATCACGAGCTCGCCGGATCCGAGGGCTTTGTCGATCGCCTCGATGGTGGTTGACCGGGCGGCGTTGACGCGCTTGATGAACTCGGTCAGGCCCATGCGGGCGGTGCATTCGGGGCCGGGTGCCTTGTCCGCGACAGCGAGCATGACGAGGCGCGCGTTCCCCTTTGTACGGGACTCGTTCCAGACCCAAGCCTGGGCGTCGATGCTCAACTGCGGGGCCTCTCGGTCAGTCGTTGGTGGTTGGTGGCCCGTGGCGGGGGTGGCGTCGCCCCGCCACGGGCAGCAGGTGGGTCAGGCCGCGGCGGCGATGGCGTCGAGGGCGGCCTGCTCGCGTCGCTTGTGGATGCGGTAGCGCTCCTTCGGGGTGCGGCCGCCGTACATGCCGGACCTGAAGGACGAGCCGGCGCCGCCTTCAACGGCGAGGGCGAACTCCAGGCAGTCGGTCTTCACCGGGCAGCGGTCGCACACGGGGCGGACCTGGTTGTACATGGCGATTGCTGTGGCCGTGTCCGCGTCGTCTTCGAGGAGGAACGCGCCCGGCCCTATCTCGGCGCAGGCCGCTTCGGGCTGCCAGTCGGTGACTCGGCGCGTCATGCCGCCCACTCCTCGGCCCAGGACTGCATGGTGCGGTGGCTGGCGCCGACCCTGACGCCGACCTCGGTGATGGTGTAGCCCTGGCCGAGGTGGAGTTCGCGGGCGAGCTGGATCCGCTCGGATTCGAGGATCCGTGCGGCACCGAGGCATTCCGGGCCGCGGATGTGGCTGGCGGTCTGGCGGATGGTCAGCGGCCCGTACGCGGTGGCCGGTGCGGGGCGCCCGTGTTCGTCCCAGGTGACGTGGCCGAGGGCGTCGTCGATGGTCTGGTCGGGGTTGACCATGGAGGCGAGGATCACGGCGAGGGCGATGAGTTCGTCGCGGTTGAGCTTGCGGGTGTGGTGGGTGATGTCGTGGTGGTCGCCGTCGCCGTGGGCGATGCAGGCGAGCTTGGCGGCGATAGGGAGGAGGCGTTCGGCGAGGTCGCCGCGCTCTTGGGGGGTCATGCGGCACCTTCTTTGCGGGTGAGTTCGCGGAGTGCTTCGGCGGCTGCGAGGGCCGCCTTGTCGCCGGGGGCTCCCAGGTAGCGGGCGCGGACGATGGGCTCGCCGTCAGGAGTGCGGCTGGCGAACACGTCGGCCTCGAACGACCCGGCGGGCTGGTAGGCGGGGAGCCGGCCGGTTCGGATCGCAGCGGCGGTGGTGAGCGCGGTGTACAGGGCCGGGTATTCGGCGACGTCGCCCCACTGGCCGGGGAGTGCACGCAGGCCGTCGGCGATCGGCTGGTGCTGGCTGTAGTGGCGAGTCACTCGGCACCGCCCGCGGTGAGCTGCGGCAGGACCAGGTTGTTCAGCTGGCCGGCCTGCCACGCCTGGGCGACCAGCAGCTGGCCGTCCTTCTCGAACGTGAACCGGTGGTGCGACGCCCGGCCCTGCAGCGTCACGCCCGGAATGGTGTGCACCTCGCCCGTGTCCGGGTCGCACCACTGCGGGACACCCGCGGCGGTCAGCTCGGCCAGCAGCGCCTTGGCGAACGCCGGGCGGACCTCGGTGACGAACCGGCGGACGATGTTCTCCGCCCCGGCCGGGTGGTGGTCCCGCACCCAGGCGAGGAAGGCGTCCGGGTCGGTGACCGTCGCGGCCGGCTTCGGCGTGACCAGCGTGACCTTGGCGACTGGCGTTCCGTCGGGCAGTTCGGCGCCGATCTGCTTGGTGCCGGTCTCCGCCTTGGCCTTCTTCAGCTCGGTCTGGAGTTCGGCCTTGGCCTTCACCAGCTCCTCGCCGATGCGGTCGTAGAGCGTGGTGAGTACGGCGGTCTGGGTGGCGATGTCCTTGAGGCTCATGCCGCGGCCCCCCGGAGGATCGCGGTGAACTGGCGCACGTTGTCGACGCTGGCCTGCTCGATCGGGACGCCGTACGACTGCTGGAAGTCGTGCGCGACGGTGGCGGCGATACCCGCGTCCATCGCTGCGGCGCGAAGGGCGTCGACCGCGACGGTGCGCTCGTCCTGTCCGTCCTCGACGACCTCGGCGTCCGTGATGCCGTCGTCGGCGGCCGGCCGCCTCAGCTCGCCGCCGCGGCGGGTCAGGTACTCGCCGAGGAGGAGCTGACTGGAGCCGTCCGGGTCGACGATCGGGGTGCTCAGCAGCCCGGCCTTCCCGGCCTCGGTCCAGAGCCCGCGCCACTCGTCGACTGTCGTGGCGTCCGACGCCTTGATGCCGATCTCTGACGCCGCGACGATGGCCCGGTCCTGGGCGCCGAACGCCTGGCTGCCGTCGTTGGGGACGGAGCGGAGCGGCTGCGCCGGGCTGGCCGGCTGCCCGGCCGGGACCGGGTTGTCCGCCTGGGCCATCTCTTCGGCGGTGTACACGCCGGCCAGGTCGTGGGGGAACGCCTTCCGTAGGGCCAGAGCCTCGGCGCACTTCGCGAGCTGGCCGGCGGGCATCTTGCCCCATAGGCCGACGGGCTTGTTCTCCCAGCCGGTCTGGACGTACTCGCGGTACAGGGCGATGGCGGGGAAGCGGTGGCCGTTGCGAACCACCGTCACCTTGACTGCGGCGGGCGGCTCGTTGGCGAGCCACACGTCGCGCCAGTTGCCGTCGCCGTCGCACCACAGGGTGTCCTCGTAGCCGAAGTTCTCACGGGACTCGGCGACGACACGGTGAGCGATCACCCGGTATCCGTCGATGCCGGTCTGCGGCGTGAACACGGTCCGGCCGGCCCGCTTGTCCTTGCGGCCGATCAGGTAGATCTGGCGGGAGAACGGGTCGAGCTGGGTCCGCTGGCACAGGTGCAGGAAGCCGGACAGCTCGGCGGCGGTGACCTCGTCACTGATGCCCGACTGCTGCAGCACGGCCTGCTGCTCGGGGGTCCAGGAGGTCTGGTCGGGGCGGATGGCGAGCGCGCCGCCCGCGCGCACGATCTCGGTGGTCATTGGTGGTTCTCCCGCAGGAAGTCGAGGGTCAGGGGGCACACCAGGTGCCCGGGGCCGTCACCGGCAGCCAGCTCCAGAGCCGGCCAAGGCCAGTCGGTACGGCGGAACCGCAATGCGGTGAGGTAGCGGAGGCGGTTCACGCGACCCTCCGGCCCTGCTGCCGCGGGATGGTGAGCGGCCGGCCGACTCGGGCCCGCGCCGTGTACGTGCGGTCGGCGGCGGTGTCGAGCTCGGCGGCCAACTGCCGCGCGTCCCGCTCGTCGAGCTCCACGGCGGCCTCGTCGAGCTGCATGTTCGCCTCGAAGTCGTCGACCGCCTCGTCCCAGCCCTCGGCGGGCCGGTCGAGGGCCGCGGCCAACTGGGTGAGCTCGGCGATGACGTGCTCGCGGTCCTCAGCGAACGCTTCGACGATGGCGCGCAGGTCCGCGTTCCGGATCCCGCGGGCCGTCAGGATGACGCGCATCCACGTCGGGTCGATCGCGGCGTTCAAGCCGGCGTCGTGGCTCATCGGGTGCTCCTCGGCGGGTTGTGCTTGTGGACGGGGTTGCCGCAGCCGCACGGGCACACGGCCTCGGTGCGGGCGTAGTCGACGCAGAACGCGAGGCAGAGGGCGACGAACGTCATCGCGGTCAGGAAGGCCCTCACGACTGGGCTCCCTCGTGGCCGGACTCCAGCCAGTCAGCGCCCTGCCGGACCGCCGCGCGGTGCTCCGCAACGGCATGCGCGTACGCCCTGCGGACCCTCGGCGGCCACGTCTCCCGGTCGCCGTACGCGTCCAGCCACTCGCCGAGCTGACGCACCTCGAAGTCGCGGTCGATACCGCGGGCCAGATCGGTCACGGTGGTCATGCCGCCACCCCCCGCAGGGCGACACGGCCCAGCCCGTACGGGAAGCCAGCACGCACCACCGGCAGGTCCGGCAGCCACTCGCGCTCACCGGTCACCGCCCGCACGGTCACGCTGCCCACGCCCGGCACGTTCCGGACCAGCAGCTGCCAGTCCAAGCCGCCCAGGCCGAACAGCTGGCCGTTACGGATCTCGCAGCGGGACGCCGTCGTCAGGCCCGCGCCCGTCCGGAACTGACCGAACCAGCTGTCGAGGTCGGCGATCGCGTCGACCGTGACCTCGCCGTTCGCGCCGATCACGCCCGGCAGGCCCATGGCCTTCATCAGGCTGATCAGGTTCGCCTTCGCGCCGGGGGACGCGGGGTTGAGGAAGTTTTGGGTAGGCTGGCTCATGGCCGCCTCGCTTTCAGCTGGGAGTGGGGTTGCCTGGCCGTCCGTCGGAAGCGGGCGGCCTCTTGCATGTCAGGCGGAGATGCGGGCCGACAGTGCACGGGCGGAGCGGGTGGCTCGGGCGGAGCGCGCTGTGTCGGCGTCCTCGGCGTGCCAGGCCTTGACGGCCTCCAGGTCGAAGCGCCGGCCACCGCCGCGAAGCCGCTCGACCGGGCATCCGTCGCGGACCCACTTGTTGACCGTCCAGTCGGACACGCCGTAGTAGTCCTGGAGCTCGCGCTGCTTGAGCAGCGGCGGGGGGAGCATGGTGACGCTCACGGGATTGACCTTTCCGCAGTAGAAGTAGAAGATCCGGGCATGTGGAAGAGGGCTTGGATCGGCTGCTCAAGTGCGTCGGCTATCAGCCACGCGGTGCGCAGCCGGCAACGCTCTCGCCCTGACGAGCCCTCGGCGACGAGCACCCCAACGGCCGAGCGGCTTACGCCCTTGCCGGTCGGGTCCACCTCCCTGGTGGCCGCAGCGAGTCGAGGGATGGACAGTCCGGCGGAAGCCATGGCCTCGCGGATCGGCCGACCCTTGCTCTTGCGGTGCAGGCTGGACATGGACACCTCGATCCGTTTCGCCGCCTGCTGGTCGCTGGCGACATCTACAGATTGACAGTAAAAGTAGAAGCAGTCAAGAGAGGTGCAGAGAGTGGGAGAGGTGGAAATGCCTGGCAGAATTCGAACATTCGTTCTATGGTGGTCGGAAACGCGCCACCCTTCCACGTTCTGCTTGTGAATGTAGAAGGGTTGCGACATGCTGTGCGCATGGGCATGGACACGGTTGACGAGGGCGAGACGCTCGCGCAGCTGATCCGGCGAGTGCAGGACAGGCATCCTGACCTGACTCAGACCGAGATCGCGAAGCGCGCTGGCGTCTCAGTGTCCGCCGTTAATACGTGGGTTCACGGCTCCCGCACCCCGTCCCGCAAGTCGTGCGACAAGATCGCTGACGCTCTCGGCGTCGACCGCGATCTCGTGTTCGCTGCGGCCAAGCGCCGGACCCCTGGGCCGCTCAGCCCCAACGCCGAGGAGCGAATCCTCGGGCTGTACCGGCGCCTCAGTGCCGAGGAGCAGCGCATCGTGGAGCGGCAGCTGATGGCACTCGCTGCCGACGACCAGCAGGCATAGCGGACCAACCGGACAGGGGCGCGCGGCACCGAGTGGCAAGCGCCCCCAATCCCTCGCGTGCGCTCCACAAATCCGCTACGTTCATTCGCTCAGGCATCGCACAATTGCCGCTGCACCGTCCTCCCCCAGCGGCCCTGATGGCACCTCATGCCCCGAGGGGACGACGCATGTGCATCCACGTCAGCCGCAGCAGTACCACCCCCACGCCCTGGAACCCCATCACCCGCGTCATCACCATCCCTGCCGGCCTCAGTCCCGCCCGGAGCCTCATAGCGGTCCAGGCCGTACTCTCCGAACTCGGTATTGACCAGCCGGCGGACGGCGCCCGTTGCTTCTGCGGGGATGCAGTGGCCGTATGCGCTACTGCACTGTTCCCGGTCCAGCGGAACCGGGAAGGTGCGCGTCTTGCCTCGTAGAGCCCAGAACAACCCGAGGCAGCTCCGGAGCAAGAGCTGCGGCTGCAAGCTGTGCCTGATCGAATACCCGGGCGATCGGAAGCCTCGGCGCGACTGCCTTGGGTCGTGGCAGGCCCGGTACCGCGGGCCGGATGGCAAGCAGAAGGCCAAGAACTACCAGCGCAAGGCCGACGCGATTGCCTTCCTCGACGAGGTCCGCACGACTGTGCGGCAGGGGACCTACCTCGACCCGAAGCGCGGTCAGATGACCGTCGGCGCCTGGTATGGGAAGTGGTGGCCGACTCAGCAGAAGAAGGGCCGACCCACCACGCGCACCCGCAAGGAGTCGATCTGGCGTACCCACGTCGAGCCTAAGTGGGGCGACTGGCCGCTGGTGTCGATCGGCTTCATCGACTTCGACGCGTGGCTGCAGGGCGAAGTTGACGGCTACCACACGCGCAAGAAGGTGCTTGAGCTGTGTCGGCGCATGTTCCAGGCGGCGATCCTCGACAAGCGGATCGTCGTGAACCCGTGCTTCGGCGTGGAGCTGACAGCGCCGGCCGCGAAGCACCCCGACGATCTTGCGCCGCCCACCGACGAGCAGATTGCTCTGATTCGCGCCGCGCTGCCCGCCTATTATGGGGCGCTGCTCGACTTCGCGGACGAGACCGGGATGCGCTGGGGCGAGTACACCGGGCTGCGCATGTGCAACGTCGACCTGGCTGCCGGTACCGCCCGCGTGGAGGAGGTCATCTCCGAGGACGACGGCAGGCTGTTCCGGCAGGCAGCCCCCAAGACAGACGCTGGATTCCGTACAGTGCCGCTGACGCCGAAGGCACTGGCCGCGGTGCAGGCGATGATCGACCAGTGGTCGCCTTCGAGTGCCCGGACTGCAGTGGACGAGGACCTGCACCCTGAGGAGCTGGTCTTCGTGGGCCCGAGGGGCGGCGTCCTGTCGCGGCACAACTTCCGTCGGTTGTGGATCCCGGCTATCCAGCAAGCGGGGGTCGCCCGGAAGGTGGTCAATGCGGAGACCGGCCGGGCGGAGTGGTGGCCGCGACCCCACGATCTCCGGCACCGGTTCGCCTCGCGCTTGAAGGACGCTGGCGTGCCTGAGAAGGACGTGCAGGTGGTCATGGGGCACGACCGCGGCTCGAAGGTCACGTGGCTGTACACCCACGCCGGTCCGGAGGTTGTGGACCGCGTTCGGGCTGCGCTGACGCCGGCCCAAGAGCCTGCGCTGCGGGTGGTGTCGTGAGAGTCCACATAGGTTCCACAATCCCCGATCGCTGATCCGCTCTCGGCCTCTCTTGTCCTCCCACCCTAGGAGGATGGAGGGGTCGAGCCGCTTCTCTCGCGGCCTCTCTGAACCTCTCAAAACTGCCCCAGATCCGTCACCCGATCTTGTAAAGCGGGGGTCGTCGGTTCGAACCCGACAGGGGGCTCCCGGGATGACCTGCTGAAACGCCTCGAACGCGACCAAGGTTCGGGGCGTTTCTGGCATCCAGAGTCCACATAGAGTCCACAAGGCCATCGACAATCTGTTGCGGAACGATGCGCTCCGTCGGTCATATCGCGTACAGTCAGAGACGTAGGGGCGGCCGAGGCACGGCCGGATACGCCCCCTTCGCGTACCCGCGGGACGGCTTGCTGGGGAGGACAACCTAGGCAGGCCCGAACGTGGGGAGAGCCCCCCGTCCATCACCGGCGGGGGGCTCTCTTGTGCCCACAGTAAACCGCCCCGGCGCCGAAAGGCACCGGGGCGGGACGCCCAACTAAAGGGGCGTCTAACGGGGCCAGGGGATACGCAACCTCCAGCCCCGCTTCCATCGCGCCGACGGCTTGCATGGGCCCGCGCTGCTTGTGGTGTGCAGATAGAACATATGCCCGACGGCTGGCGGTCGTAGCGTACAGACAAGTCGATCATGGCCCGGACAGGGTCGATGGGTGCCTACCCGATCTCCCGATGAACACCAGATCGAACGTCGTCGGCTCGTCGGGAAGCGGCTCTACACGCTCCGCGCCGCCGCTGGCTTATCCCAGGAGAAGCTTGGCGAGATGTCCGGCGTCGATCGGCGCACGATCGGCTCCTGGGAACACGGCGTTACCCCGCCTACCCTCGACGATCTGACCGCACTCGCCCGGGCCCTCCAGGTCGAGCTGTGGCAGCTGGTCTACGTGTGACCGTGGATGCGGCTCTCGCCGACGTACCGCAGTGAGCGGGCGGCCTGCTCCGCGGAGTGCGGCATCGGGTACCGGTCGACCTCGCCGCCCGCCATCACCCATGCGCCGCCATGCCGATGGTCGCGGACACCCCACATGCCGGGGAACGGGTCGTCCGGGCCCATCTCGGCGGCCTCATACCGGCCGGTCACCGGCCACCCCCGAGGCTCTCGCCGACGATGACGGTGTAGCCGCCCTGCTTCAACGCGCACGGCCGGCAGCGGCGAACGGGCAGCACCCGGATCACACCCTCAACCCGCACCGTCAGCTGCTCGTCCTCGGTGGGCTCCGCGTCCGTCGTCTCGCAGTGCATGCTGATGCATGCGCGGCCGGCAGCCTGCGCCTCCGTCAGACGCGTCTGCCGCAGCAGCGGGTCAGTCTGCTTGATCAGGCTCACGGCCCGCGGTCGCTCTGTCATCGGGTGATCCCCGAACAGTCGATACAGGGGCAGCGGGGCGCCGGAACCCTCGGTGCGACAGGTGCCAGGGGTGGCGTCCGTCGCCGGCCGAGAAGGCGAGCGAGGAGTGTTCGCCGGCGGGGCAAAGCGGTAGCCTCAGGCATGTCGACCCCTTCCGGTCGGCCGCGCCCCGGGCCGGTGACACGGCTGCGGGGCTCACTCATGCCCACGTTAGCGGAGGCCCGATGGGTCCGATGGGTGCGATGACCTAGATAGTCGAGGTGATCTCGCCTGTCGAGCTCATCGAGGTGAGCATGGCCCCATGCAGTGGAAGCCGGATATCCCCAGGTGGCGACAGGTGTACGAGGCCATGGAGGGGCGAATCGCGGACGGCACCTATGAGCCTGGCGGCCGTCTTCCAGGCGTGTTGGAGGTTGCAGCCGAGTGGGGTATCGGCGAGGTGACGGCGCGCCGAGTACTGCGTGAGCTGCGCGCGGCCGGCCTGGCCTACATGGAGCCGGGGATCGGGACGTTCGTGACCAACCTGCCGGAGCCGCCAGCCTGACCCTTCCCGGGGAAGTCTGATCTGCCATATGACCAGCATCGACCTGCTGACGGAAGATCAATATGCGCGAGGACGTCACAACGATTGACGCCATGCGCCAATACTTAGTGCGTGACGACGTCAATCGTTCGAGTCGATCGAACAGCAAGGCGGCGGGCCGAGCGCACCGCCCGAGACATTCGCCTCGCCGGCCTCCGCGATGGCGCCACCATCGCCGACGTGGTCGAACAGATCCTCGCCGCACTCGACAGCATCCACCCGCTCGAAGCCCACCGGTGGGCGCACGGGTGGGACCGCGGCGAGCTGTCCGCCCGCATCGACCTCCTGTACCAGCAGGACGGCCTCATGCCGCCCGGCATCTCCGACGCGGAACTCTGCCGCTGGGAGCACGGCCAGCGCCGCCCCGGCGACGAGCGCATCGACTACCTCTGCCGGGTCTACCAGACGAGACCCGATCGGCTCGGCTTCGGCCGTGACTACAGTGGGGCCATGCTGGGACACCTGGAGCAGGCCGGCCTCGTCGACGCCTTCCCTCGCACCAACATCGAATCCAAGTCCGACCTGGTCAGCCGCCTGCGCGCGGCCCGCGAACAGATCGTCATGTTCGGCCTGACCCGCAACTTCTACGGCAGCGACGAGATGCTGCCGCTGTTCACCGCCAAGAGCCGCGAGGTGCCGATCCGGATCTTCACTATGGATCCGCACTGCGCGTCCCGTCGTGACCGGTACCGGCTGGAGCCGGCCGAGGCCGCCATGGAGGACCCGGCCCGGTACGAACGCGAGGTGCTCCGCCCCCTCGCCGAAGCAGTCGCGGCCAGCGACGGTAACCTGAAGATCTACCTGTACGACTTCCCCTGCAGCTTCGCCATGGAGCGCATCGACGACTCCATCCGGGTCATGCTGTACGGCCATGGCAAGCGGGGCACCGATGGTCCCATTCTCACCTTCGACAAGGGCGACGGTGGCAGCGACTACTGGGACTACTTCGCGGGGCAGCTCGACTGGCTGCAGCGCCTCGCGGACGCCGACCCGATCCCGGAGCCGTGGCGATCAAAGGGCATCCGCGTCTGGGAGTACACGGCGGCCGGGTGACCTGCGTCCCGTAACGACTCGGCCACGCCCCAGCGCCAGGCTCCAGTCGCTGCCACGCTGTCCTCTGCCACCACGAGCAGGAGACAGCCATGACCCCACCGCAGCAGTCCATCGACCGCCTCCTCCAGGGCATCGCTGCCGTCGCCGTCGGACTGCTGATCTTCCTCACCGCAGGCCTGTACGAGTGGCTCACCGAGGACGACCCCGCCCCCGCCACCACGGCAAGCCAGCCACCGCCCCAGCCGGACGCGGCCCAGATGATGGCCGACCTAGACGCGCACCTCTACCCCGCGTCCGCCTACCAACAGCAACTCGACAGCTGGTCCGCGAAATGCACCCAAGGCGAGGACACCCTTGCCGGGTACGTGCACGGGGCACTCCAGGACCTGCAGAAGAACGGCATCCGCAGCGACACCGAGTACAAGGTGCTGGCGGACCTCAACCGCTCGACACCGGACGGGGCCCATGCGAACTGCGAGGACATCGCGGCGGCCTACCTCGTACTGCGCGAAGCCCAATAGCAGCAGCGGACAGCACGCCGCCCCGCCTCCCGAAGGAGAGCGGGGCGGCGTGCTGGTCAGCCTTCGCCGTCGAGGCGTTCAGCCATGGAGGCGCCGAGGGTGTAGGCGGGGTGGTTGTCGAGGCGGCGCCGGGCCCTGTTG